ATTTTGGCAGATGGGTTTTCAATGGCTATTATATATAAAAACTATTTTAGCAGATCTATATTTAACGAAGTAAAAGAAACATTTGGAACATCTAAAGATGAAAATACATTTGGAACATCTAAAGATGAAAATACATATAAAACTACTAAAGATAATATTGTAAATAACACAAATTTACCAAAAAATGTTTCAAGCCAACCTATAAATAATAAAGTTGATATATGTGATGATGAATTATCTGAATATGAAGAATAATTTGCGAAATTTTTTTGTTTTATTTATATCGTCCATATTTACAATATTGTTTCTGTGAAAACCCCTTTGGACTATTACAATTTATACTTGATTTATATTTTTTAGACCATTTACCTCCTTTATAGACTTTTCTATGTTTTGTATTTTTTTTTCTATGTTTTTTTGTTTTATTTGCTATTCTTTGATAAACCTGTTTTGCGGAACTTGTCAGGGTTGTTGATTCCATTTTATTTATTTTTGATTCAATCCAATTAATAAACGAACTAACACTTCTATTCTTCTTTTTAACTGAACTATTCTCGTATGTTTCTATAGTTTTTCCATAATTTCCAAAATATTTCATTGTTGGAAATCCATCTATATTACCAATGTGATTAATATTTGATACAACATCTTTATTAATATCAACTACGACTAATGAATCATTGTTTTTATATTGGTCTTTTAACGCGGATTCAATTTTTGACCATTCTGGACGAGTCGCATTACAAGGTCCACACCCTTCCATATAAATGAGTATAAATACGTCTTTCCCTTGTTTAATCATTTTATCTACATTACTAGCATCTTTTTCAGAATTAATATGTAAAATATGCATTATATATTATACAAATACTTTTTTTTAATTATTAACGTGTTATTTAATTTATAAATGTAATTGTTTGTGTTGGAACGTAGTTTGTTATAGTAACATCGCCGAAAGTGATTGATTGTGGTGAAGCACACGAATACGACTTATTTGAGTTTGAAAAAGTAATTGAAGCTGAATATGTTCCTGCATTAATTGTATAATATATGTCTCCTTCAGTTGTGGTTTGTTCTGTTGTTATAGAAGATACTGTAATATTTGGAACGCCATATAATATACCAGAATTTGCATAAGCTTGAGTAATAGAAAACGTCGAAGTATAATTATTAGAATCGGTTAATGTAATTGAACTGTATCCTGGCATAGTTGATGTATTAGATGATGAATAAGATGATATATTAGACGGAGTGTATGAAACTAAATAATTGTAGGGTGAAGAAGTTGTAAGTATTATTGATGTTAATAAAGAAGAATAAGTTTGTGTTAAATAACACGTGGTACATGATATATTTCCTGTTGTACCACCACACATTCCATCCACAGCTCTTTTGAAATGATAATTCATATATATTATATTATATTTTATTTTACATATTAAATATATAATTAATACGTAATAATTCAAATATATTATTAATTAAATAAATAAAATTGTGTTTTTATTGTGATATAGATGTAAAAAGGTGTAATATAAAATGTGTAAAAAGTATATAAAAATAAATATATTACATTTTGATTTTGTTATACTTTTTAAAAAGTATATATATATAATATATAATGTCATATTCAACACTAAAGATTTTATTTATGTTAATTATATTTTTAGGTGGTTTATATTTTTATATTCGTTACACAAGTAATCCTAAAATGCTTGAAGGACTAACAACAATAAATGGAGAAATGAGATGTCCTAATCTTTTAATTCAAAAAGGTTCCAAATATTATTTATATAATTCAAATCTAGCACAGGTTCCTGGAGTTAATCCAATTGAATTCAATAATTTAGAAGAATATACGGAATTTTTAGAATGGCAACGAGGGGCTGGAATTCGATGTCCTGTATTATATGTTCAAAATACTTATGATGCACAAGGAGAACGTGTATATAAAGTAAGACCAAGTGTTACTGAATTAGAAGGAGGTCTTCCTCCAACAACTCCTGTTCCGTTACCTTTAAAATTTACTCCATTAGTAGACGCAACTCAATCAGATGGCCCATATAATCAAGGTTCATATCCAGCATTCGACCAATCAAGTTATTATGTAGGCTCAATTACACCATTGGACCAAATTAAGAATTCTAATTATAATATGTTGTATAGCGATAACGCAATGGATCCAAACTGGGGAGGAGCAGAATATACGCAAGCATTAACAGATGCTGGTTATTATAAGGGAAATGAAGTGGATATTAAAGTTGCTTAAAATAATTATATTGGAATATTATATAATGACAGAACGTTCTAAAAGAAATACAGTAGCCGCAAAATTATCACCAGCAGCCGCAAAATTATCACCAGCAGCCGCAAAATTATCACCAGCAGCCGCAAAATTATCACCAGCAGCCAATAAAAAACAAATAGAATTAAATACACTCCCAGAAACAAAAAAACCAAGACAAAATATTCAACCAACAGAAAATATTCAACCAACAGAAAATATTCAAGAGGGTTGTAATGGTTATTTAGTTACAAGTGACTTGCCAGTTTACCTATTATTTAGTGAAAATATTAAAACATCAGCAACAGCAGGAATATCAACACCAGCAGCAGCAGGAATATCAACACCAGCAGCAGCAGGAATATCAACACCATCAGCCGCAAAATTATCACCAGCAGCCGCAAAATTATCACCAGCAGCCGCAGGAATATCAACACTAGCAACCGCAGGATTAGCACCAGAAGGTAAATTATTACTACTTAATAGATGTGTTAGAATTTTACAAGAACAAGTTTCAAATACTTATAAACTCGAACCAACAAATAAAAACTCATTAGAACAAAAAAATATATTTTGTAATATAAAAACAGATGGCACAATAGAAAAATATAAGGGGAGTATTAGAGCACAAGGATTATTTAAAACGTCTGATATTTTATCAGATAATTTTAATAATTTTAATAAAGATATTACTTTGTATAATATGCTATGTAATAATAATGATAAATACAAATTTGCTATACAAGCATCTGAAGGTAATCCAAATGGGGTATTAGCTATGTCTTTATTACAAGCTTTAAAATATAATTCACAACAAAACTCATCTAAATCAAATAAATTAAAAAATGAACAAAATATGAAAGCAATCGACTTTATTTTTAATTCATCAAGAGGTAATGTAGATGACGATACTACTACTAATATTTTAAAAGAATTTTTAGAAAACATAAAAAATTACCCAAATAATATTGATGACAAAGTTTCATGGATTACAAGAGTTTACGGTCCATTATTAAACAAAGGATTATCCGATATATCACAAGCAGGAGAACTAGCTAAATTATACATTTTAAAATATATTGAATTTAAAAAACAACAAAAAGTAGAAGCTAATTCTAATAACGATTTCAAATTTTGGGAAATAACAAAAGGACAACCTAGTTTAGTGGCATTTAGTTCAGATGCTATAGCATCTGCGTTAGGAGTAAGAATACAAAATTTATTTAAAGGACAATTTCAATCTATATTACCTAGAAAACATGGAAAAGGGCGTTTTTCGGTTATATATATACCATATGAATACATATCTTTAATGAAATTGTTATCTAGTGATAATGATGCAGTTGATGATATTTTGAAAGAAATACAAACCATTAAAACAAATTTTATTGAAAATATCGTTACGTATATCAAATTAAACCCTGGTATATGTCTTGGTGTAGTTGAATATTTTACAGAAGATTTTTTGAATAAGTTAAGAACTTTTATTGAAAATATGTATGAGTTCCATAAAAAATCAAATAACGATTTTTTTTCTGCTAATATAATTGATATAATTGATAATATTTTACGTAATAATTCATTAAATAAACCTGATATTGAATCAATTTCATGTATACTTAATAATTTTTATAATATATTGTCACAGTTTGAAATAGTAGGATTAAATATCAATAAAAATGATGACTATACCGTGTTAAATATTAACAAATCATTAACTTTTCTTAAATCTATTTTACAATATTTTGGAGTTATGATATGTTCATTATACGACCTTGTTGAACAAAACAAACAATTATTAATCAACAGGGTAGATGAAAATACAATAAACCTTCCTAGTTGGACAGGTATATTATATTCCACAATATCTTATTATGCCAATTGTTATGAATTTAATAATATTCCAATTAATAATTTATTAGAATTATATTTAAATATTTCAACAACTGAAGAGAGTTGTGCTGAACAAGATGTTATTTATGGACATGACCAAACTAATAAAAAGGTAGAAGAGCTTGGTATGACTGTTGTTAAAGAATTTTTTAACTACGGTGATGATATTAATAATAATTTTCCAGCTCCTGAATCAGGAGAAAATAGACAAAAAGGTTTTTGTAAATTTATTATAAATAAATTAAATTTTGCGTCTGTTGCTCAATCATATGACGAATCAGGAAATCCTATTTTAATCGTAAAAAATACACAAAATTTTAATGATGATTTTATGTTTAATCTTGATATATCAGTTCCTCCTGCTTCTGTTATTGTTAATAATATTAGACCAATTGGAAATGCAGAAACATGGGGTTCGATAGATTATACAATAGGTGAACCTTTTATAAACGTAACCAAAGCAAGAGTAGCAAATGAATTTACATCATATCATGAGTTTAAAGACTATTTTGAACGAGAGAAAATAATTGAAATAAGAACGCCTACAACTAATTTTGATGCAGCTGCTCCAAGTGGATGCTTATATAAAAATGTAGAAAAAATGTGTGTGTCTTATAGGAATTTTACGCCTTTATATGGGTCAAGTTTATTTGATAAAACTGTAAATAATTCATATATGTATATAATATTAACAATAGATTTAAATGAAAAAAGTAAAAATAATTTAGTGTTTGATATTGGTGAATGTAAAAGTAGATACATACCTTTTAATATATTTTTTAAAAATTTTGGAGAAGAAATTGGTATTGATTCAGATGAAATTATAGAAATAATGATATTATTTAGTAAAATTTTCCAAACAACACCAACAAAACGAGATAAAATAATATCAAATGGTATCCAAACATTAATTGAAGAATGTTATAATAATCCTAATTCAAATTTTAATAGTTTGTTAAGAGAATATCAAGTAAATCAATTTGTAACTAATATTAACTCTATTTTAAATGACTGTAAAATTTTGATAAACGCCAGGCAATTAAATAAAATCAAAACATCCGATACTGCCTTTAGAGAAATAATAAATCCTAAATTTTATGAATTAATATATCTTATAAAAGATGAATATCAAACTTGTATCAAAGAAAAATGTAATTATCATACGATACAGTTTATAAAAAAATTAATAAAAATTTTATTTGAGTGTATGTTTAAAACACAATTAGATTTTAAAACAGTGTCTATTAACACAAAAGCATCATGTAACCTAAAATCAATTCAAAGCCATTTCGTTGGACAAGGAGCTGCCGATTTGCTTGGTTTAAATCCTTCTGGAGCTATTGTGGCGGATGATGTTGCACAAGGAGCTACTAATAATAAAAATCCGAACAAGCGAAATAGGGATACACTAGAAGCAGCACAATCAATGCTTGATTTAAATCCATTTAACAACAATATTGGTGGATATAAAACAATTATTAGTAATCTAAAAAAACAAAAAAAAACGAGTAAAAGAAATAAAAATAAACTAACAAAAAAAATACATAAAAAATTTAAAGCAATAAAAACACAACATAAATATAAAAAACATAATTATACTCGTCACAAGAAATAAATATTTAATTTTATATAAAATATTTATTGTTTATCTAAAAATGTCATAGTAGCATTTAATGAATCCTTAGAGGTTTTTAATATATTTAAATTATTAAGTGCTTCAATATTTGATTTCATATCTCCATCTAGTTTCATATTTAATGATTGCTTAATCATCATATATCCAATATAATCATCTAAATTTATGATAGCTGATTCATAGTCTTTTCTATATTTTGCTACTAACAATTCATCTTGTAATTTAACTACTTGAGCCTTAATTGCTGCAGCATATGATGTTGATGTTCCTGCTTCTCCAGATGATGGTGGAGTAGCTGATGTGCTAATAGTTCCATCTGGATTAGTTAAACCTTCAATAACACTGGTTTGTAGCTGAAACATTTTCATAGCCATATAAATGATAAAAAAACAAACAATAATTATTCCAATAATCTTAAAAAATTCGTCTTGCTTCATATATATATCTACTTTTAAAAAAGTGGAGCAAAAATAATTTAAACTTTTAAAAACTTAACAATTGTAGCAATTGCTGTTTTACTGATTTTCCTGTTTTTACCATTTGAATCAGTCGTACAAACAATATTTAAACAATTTTCGTCTTCCTGAATAGATTTAATTAAATTCGGTAAAGTTTTAAATTGTGCTAAAATAGCTAAGGCAGATGCTGAACTAACACCAGGAATTTGACATAACATTATTTCTCCAATATTATCTGTAGTAATATTTTCTTTTTTAACTTTTTTAATTACAGTACAATAGTCTTTTTCCGTAGGTTCCTTAATATCATTAGTATTATTATTTTGGTCGTTACTTGATACATCATCTGTTTTTTGTTGAATAATATTATTAGAATAAAATCCGGGTTTACCTGCTTTTAATCCACCGACTAGTTTATAAACCATATTACACGCGATCGTTGCCGTTTCTTCTAAATTATTGGAACGCATAATTGAAAACCCTTTAAAATAATTAATAGAGAACATAGCAGAATACAACGTTTGTTTATCAATACGGTCCTTAAATGAATTAAAACGATTGATATCGCCTTCAATGAGATATATAATATTATGATTATGATGCTGTAGACCGTTTAATCTATATGATTGCTCTTCATAGCGACCATCTTTAATACTTGCTGCTAAATCAGAAAAAGTTTTGCGTTCAATAATAATACAATCATTTATTCCATCGTTAATAATAATATCTCCTAAAGGAAGTGTTTCTGAAATCAATTTGATATCTTTAAATTTAGGCATGGATTCAATAGTATTTTGACATTTTATGAATAAATCTTGTTCCCGAGTATCAATCTTAATGATCATTATAATAATTTAATAAAGTTATTATTAAATTATTTTTTTATAATATATATTATCAGAAAACTACGTTTATTAAAGTCGCCTTAGGCTTGCCGAACCTTTCCTTATTGTGACCCATATTTTTATGTTTCTTTTATTTTGGTTTTTATTTGGCTACACCTTTCTCAAGGGTGTAACTTAATATCTTCGAATTGCTCTTAGAGCCGACTGAGAAGGGTTAGAGAAATTACCCATACAAACCAATCCATATTGAGTATTAACTGCTCTAATTAAATTAGGATTGGAACTTATAAAGGCACCAATTGTTGGCGCTAGGCCAGCCTTCTTTGAGCCACCACAAATATTGGTGCGATTACATATAGATGCAGCATTGCGAGCTGAGCGTCCGCCAGACATGTAGACCATGATTATAAACTAACATAATATAAAAAAATTTTAAAAGTATAATTAATCTAAATATTTCCAAATAAATCCTCCTGCCGTATTTTGTTTTTTATATAAAACTGCTTTAATAGAAGATACTTTTGTTTCTCTCATTGCTTCAACTATTGAATTAAATTCCTTAATTAATTCTCCATCTAAAGTATATTGTCCTATTCTTCTTGTAAAGACTTTAATTAATCCAATATTATGATTATGTTGATTATTTTCTAGTATCGTACACCATTCTAGATTTATAACAGAATTGTTAGTTTTATTTCCATCTATATGATTAACAACTGGTTTTAAATATGGATTTTCAATAAATGTCGACGCAACTAAATGATGCAATGAAAACTTTTGTTTATTTACTCTTACATAAATATATCCTGAATGATGTGGTTTATAATTTTCCATAATAACTCCTTTAGAATTTTTAAATCTTCCTAAAGATGATATATAATAATTATCAACATTTTTTCCTTTAATATTTATATTTTTCCAAATTTCGTTTTCTAAATTTGGTTGTTCATTTAATATCCATTTAAACCCACAAGATTTTTTATAAACACCTCTAATTACATTACTAATATTTACTCTTGCGTTATGTAATGAGGGAGAATGCCCATGCTCAACACACCAATCAGCAGCATCGTAAATAGAGTTATATAATTCTATTTTATCTCCAGAAATACTATCTACTCGCCATATTTTTAAGTTCTGATTAGTTTTTACTTCTAATGTCAAGCATTTATGAGCATTATTTTCTGCTGCACTACACCATTCTAAATTAGTTATATTATTATTAATTCCATCTTTGTCAATATGATTGATTTGTTTCCTATTATTTGGGTTTTCTATAAAACATAAACCTACTAATTGATGAATCTTAAAAGTTTGTGTTAATCCAAAACGACTTAACCCCACATATAAATAACCTCCATTATTAAAAGGTTTAAGAATTCTTTTAGTCTTATTATTTCTAACTTTTCCTAAATTACTGACTTCATAATTATTATAATTTGGTAATTGTTTCCACTCTTCCATATCCACCATATATATTAATTTATTGACATATATTTAAGTCAATTTTATTTGAATAATATTTGTCTTCTAATTTGTCTTATATGTCTATCACTAAGAAATTTGGCATCTCCATTAAATACTGAACAAGATAAGTCAATTATAATTAAATTTTTAACTCCTAACCTAACTAAAAACACCATTAAATGTTCCATACTAATCTCTTCTACATCTAGTCCAACTGATTCTAACATTTCGAATAAATTGAATTCGTCTAAATTATATAAAATTATTTTATTAAAGTAGTGCTCAGGAAAGTTTTTAGGATTTATCAGCTCACCATCTGAAAATTTATTAAATAATTTATTAGGTATACTATCGAATGAATCATATGTTTTAATTCTAAATGAATTATCATATTGGTAAGTAAATTTCTGAAAAGAAGATTTTACTTGTGTTTTAGAATATTGACGATGATACACTTTAATTATATCAGATGATTGATCTTTATTTGTATTAACTAACAAATTCCTTAAATTTTCTGATAAATTTTTAATTTGCAAATTTGTTAGTTTATCGTAGTTTTTTCTTGTTTTTATTCTTATTGATAACTTAGTCGCAATATTTTCCATATCTTCTATAGTTGATATATTACTAATACCTGGTGCTACAGAATTTATGGTTGTTACACATAAACCATCAGGAACTTTTTCTTTTTGTATTTCCCCATTTTCATTTAAAGGCAAAACTCCATGTAAATATATTCCAATTACTAATGTTTTAGGTATATTCATAATGTATATATACTATTTATAAAAGGACTTAAAAACAATTCAATTATATATTATAATTATGACTGAATTTGGTGTTAAAGATGATGATATAATTAAGACAGAAGATGGCTTAATTTTTAATCCATATAATTCTCTAAATACTGAGATTAAATTGAACGACGTTCAATCTATTCTTATTAAATATGGCATTCCACCTAAAATATATAATATGGAATTATATAGAAGAGCATTTATTCATAGGTCTTATACAAAACGCCCTGAATTTGAAAATCTACAACAAAATATTACGATTGTTGAAAAACCACCAGATTGTATGCCATTAAGTACAAAATCTAATGAAAATTTAGAGTTTCTTGGGGATGGGATTCTTGAATGTGTTACAAAATATCTACTTTATAGAAGATTTCCTAAAAGCAACGAAGGATTTAAAACTGAAAAAAAAATTGCATTAGTTAAAAACGAAGCAATTGGTAAAATTGCTTTAGAAATGGGTTTACATAAATGGCTAATTCTATCACGAAACGCAGAAGAAAAAAAGACAAGAACGAATTTAAAAAAATTGGGTTGTTTATTTGAATCGTTTATTGGTGCATTATTTTTAGATTTTAATAAAATTATTGTCAAAGATGATGAATGTTGGTTTAAAGATGTATTTATTACTGGACCAGGATTTCAAATGGCTCAAAAATTTATTGAAACAATATTTGAAAAACATGTTGATTGGGTTGCGTTAATTCAAAATGATGACAATTATAAAAATATTTTACAAGTTAAAATACAAAAAGAATTCAAGGTTACACCACATTATTTACAGATAGTACATGATACTGAAGAAGGTTATAAAATGGGAGTATATTTATGTTTAGGTCAACCGATTCATAGTGTACATATTGAAAATGCTATACATATTAATACATTAAATAGTTTTAAATCGGTTCAAGATTACATCACAGAACACAATGGAAAAATATTTTTATTTTTAGGCGAAGGACAACATAAAATTAAACGCAAGGCAGAACAAATAGCATGTAATGAAGCAATCACTTTTCTAAATCTTAGCAATGAGAATTAAAATATTCATTTAATGACTTGGATAACACAAGTTTGGGTCGCTACCATAAACATTAAATAACCAAGAATCTAAATCAATCCACATGTTTAGGTATTTAGTTTTTATTTGTTCAATAATTATTTTAAGACATATATGTTGTTTTAAAGTTTTATAATCTTTCATTTGAGTTATAATATGTTCCAGTGTAATTGCAGGACCCCAATTTATTTCGCATAAATATGTATCACAACACAAACATTCTTTTCCACTAATATATTGCATTAATTTTTTAAATCTTTGTGATTTTAAATTTAAGAAATCATATATACATTTACAGTTTAACATAAGTTTAGGAGGTTTAAATGGATATTCTGAATTTATAATAAACATGTAATGTACGTTTTTCTCATAAAAATGTAATTTAATTTCATTAAATACTTTTTCTTTATTTTCTTCATTTTCATTTTCATATTCTACTAAAATATTATCATTTTTAAGTTCATTTAAATTGTATTTATCTATATGTAATGTCAATTCTTTTTTAATACGTCTGTATAATAATTTAGGTATAAAACTAAGTTGTTCCAAATCATTCACATTTGTTATTTGTAAGTAATGTTTCATTTTATATGATAATTTGATTATAATATTGATTGTAATATTTGTTATTATAGATATTATTATTTTTTAATTCAATTTTTTATTTGTAAAATACTTATTCAATACATAAAATAATAAAAATTTATATATTGAAAATATATAAGTAATGAGTAATTTAGAAGATTTAAAAGAAAGATTAAAACGTAAACCTGAAGTTCGTCCCAATGAAGGTGTAAGAGTAGTAATAGCACCTCAAATTAAAGAAGACATAAAAATTAATGTTTTAACAAACATAAAACCTATTATTACATCTGAAAAAGACGAAGGTAAACGTGCTCAAGATATTTTAGAAAAAATAAAAAAACAGAAGTTAACAGCTGTTATTAGAAAATTTCCAGAAGAAGAAAAAGCTACATTACAATCAAAAGCGCCTGTACTAGAAGTAGCTACAAAGATAAAACCAAAGAAATTGTTTAACCAAAATAATGCTTTTATTTTAGAAGAAGAATTGGAAAAAATACCCGAAGATCTTCCTCAAGGAGGTCCACAATTAGAAGAAATGTTAGCGGAAAAAGAAGAAGTATCTATTGTAGAATTTGAAGAAAAAGCAAAACCAAAACCAAGACAAAGATCAACCAAAAAAGTTACGAGAGGTGTTATTGAATTAGGACCAGAATTAATGATAGAAATTGGAGATACATCACTAGAAAAACGTTTACCTCCAGCTCCTGTATTTGATGTAAATGTTTCAAGTTATTATATGAATAATAGAGAAATATTTGTAAACTTTATTAATGGATTATTTGAACCTTATAAAGAAGATTTATTGGATGAATCAAAACAAATTAGTTGTGAAGATATTGGTAAAGATACTGGAGAAATTGGATTATTAACTCATCAAAAAATAATAAGAGATTATATGAATTTATATACACCATATAGAGGTCTCTTATTATATCATGGTCTTGGAGCAGGTAAAACATGTGGATCTATTGGAATCGCAGAAGCTATGAAAAGTGCTAGAAAAGTAATAATTATGACTCCAGCTTCATTAAGACGAAATTATATTGAAGAAATTAAAAAATGTGGTGATTTATTGTATAGAAAAAATCAGTTTTGGGAATGGATTTCAACTGATAACCATCCTGATTTTATAGATACATTAGCTGGTGCCTTAGGATTACCAAGAGAATATATTAGAAGACATCATGGTGCCTGGTTAGTAAATATTACAAAACCATCAAATTATAAAGATTTAACTGCCTCTGATAAAAAAATATTAAATGACCAACTTGATGAAATGATAAGCAATAAATATACATTTATTAATTATAATGGGTTAAGAAGGGATCGTTTTAAACAATTAACAAATAATTTTGAAGATAATATTTTTGATAATGCGGTTGTTATTATTGATGAAGCTCATAATTTAATTAGTAGGATTGTTAATAAAATAAATAAAATATCAAAATTCTCAGATAAAAAACGTGGACCAGGAGCATTATTACCTCAATCATTGGCACTTTTATTATATGAATTTTTACTTAACGCCGATAATTGTCGTATTGTATTATTAACAGGAACACCAATTATTAATTATCCAAATGAGATAGGAATATTATTTAATATTTTAAGAGGATATATTAAAACATGGAGCTTTACTCTTAGCACTGAAACTAACAAAAAGATTTCAAAAGATACATTACAAGAAATCTTCTCCAGAGAAAAAATATTAGACTATATAGATTATTTACCAAGTTCAAGAACATTAACTGTTACTCGTAATCCTTATGGATTTGAAAATAAAATTACAGCATCTGGATATAAAGGTGTAACAAATGAGAAAAAGGATAAACGTAATGAGAAAGGAGAAATCGAAAGAGATACTAAGGGAGAAAGAGGACAAATATCTGACATAGATTTCGTCCAACGTATTGTAAAAATTTTAAAAAAAAATGATATAACATCTTCATCTAATGGAACTAATTATAATGTAAATACTGCTTTACCTGATACATTAGAAGAGTTTGTCAATGTTTTTATTAATAAAGATACAGGAAATATATCTAATGTAGATAAATTCAAACGCAGAATAATGGGATTAACATCTTATTTTAGGTCTGCACAAGAAGAATTGATGCCGTCATATGACAGTAACTTTGATAGACATGAGGTTTATATTCCAATGAGCGATTATCAATTTAAGGTTTATGAGGAGTATCGTCATGAAGAAAGAAAAAGTGAAAAACCTAGCAAAAAATCTTCAGGAAAAATTAATTCAGATGGACTATTTACAGAACCTAGTTCTACGTATCGTATTTTTTCTCGTTTAGCATGTAATTTTGTGATGCCTACTCCACCTGGACGTCCAAATCCAGCGCAATATAGGGCAATTAAAGTTTTAGCCGAGAAAACGATTGTTGAACAAAAAGACATTGAACAACCTGAAAAACTTATTAAGGTTCAATTAAAACTTGTAGAAAATGAAGCCATAAAACAAGCTAAAGCGGAAGAAAAAGAAGCTAAAATAGAAGAAAAACAAGCTAAAATGGAAGAAAAAGAAGCCATAAAACAAGCTAAAATGGAAGAAAAAGAAGCTATAAAACAAGCTAAAATGGAAGAAAAAGAAGCAGCCAAATTAGAGAGAGAACGTAAAAAAGTGGAAGAAAAAGAAGCGAAGGAAAGGTTAAAAGCTGAGGAAAGAGAACAAAAAAAAGCTGAAAAATTAAAAAAAGGCGGAGATATAAGTGATAACGAGTCTGAAGATGAAGATGATGATTTTGATTTTGATTTTGAAGGAGGTTCTAAAAAAAATCCAATAATAGAAAGTAATGTTGTAGAAAGTCCTGCCGAAAAATTTATTGATGATATAGAAGATGATGAGTTGCCTAATGAATTAGAAGATTATAAAGACGAAGATGCTATTTTAAGATATACAGAAGAATTAGAAGGAGATGAAATTTTAGAAAAAATGGGTTCCATGGAATATAAAGAAGCAATTAAAGGAGCTATGAAGTATTTAAAAATACACGCTCGTGAATATTTGTCACCTGAAGGTTTAAAAACTTATAGCCCAAAATTTTTAGCAATGTTAGATAATATAGAAGACCCTGAGCACCCAGGTTTACATTTAGTGTATAGTCAATTTAGAACAATGGAAGGAATAGGCATTTTTTGTTTAGTATTGGAAGCTAATGGGTTTGCCAAATTTAGAATTAAACGTAATGGAATAGATGGGTGGGAAATAAATATGAGCGAAGAAGATATGGGAAAACCATGTTATGCTTTATATACAGGAACAGAAGATGCGGAAGAAAGAGAAATACTTCGAAATATTTATAATGGAACATGGGATTATATTCCTAACAATATTGCTACCCAATTAAGAGCTAAAAGTTCAAATAATAACTTGGGCGAAATAATAAAAGTTCTAATGATTACATCGGCGGGTTCTGAAGGTATTAACTTAAAAAATACACGATATGTTCATATTATGGAACCATATTGGCATCCTGTACGTGTAGAACAAGTTATTGGACGTGCTAGACGTATTTGTTCACATCAAGGATTACCAAAAGAATTACAGACAGTTGAAGTATTTATGTATATAATGACATTTACACAGGAACAATTAGATAGCGATTTTGCTATTGAACTAAAGTTAAAAGACGTTTCAAAAAATCCACCATATATACCTCAAACATCTGACCAAAAACTATTTGAAATATCAACTATTAAAGAACAATTGACATCACAATTATTAAAATCAGTAAAAGAATCGGCGATTGACTGTGCAACACATATAAAATCCAGCACAAAAGAAGGATTAGTATGTTTATCATTCGGACAACCAAGTGTTAATGAATTTTCATATAATCCAAATTATAGTCAAGATGAAAATGATACAGTTGCAGCATTAAATGTTGAGAAAATTGATTGGGAAGCACGTCCAATTACAATTAAAGCAACTGGTAAACAATATATGTTAAGAATGGATACAAAACAAATATATGATTATGATAGTGTTATTCAAGCAAAACAAATACCAGGTATTAGACCAATATTAATAGGAAAACTTGTTAAAAATTCAAAAGGTGAATATGAAATTGTTAAAGAAAAAGTATAATCATTCTATTTCATTATTTATTTTTAATACATCTATATTATTTTTTTCTATAATTGTTGTAAGTTTGAAAATCATTTCATAAAGATTGTCAATCTTTCTGTTCATTTCATTTAATTGTTTTATAATTTCAATTTTTGGTATAACAGGTTCATTATTAGAAGTAGAAAATGTAATTTGATTTCTAGAAATTTCTTCTTGTTTTACTTGTGGTAATGATATTGATTTCTGTTGAACATATTGTTTATTGTTATCATTATTATCATTATCATCATTGACATTATTATTTTCAGGATGTTTTTTAAGTTTATTAAAAATATTAATAGTTGATGATTTGTCAGATAAATCATTCCATGCCACTTTTTTTGTATTTTTTTCAATTTCATCAATTTTTAATGTAATATTATTATTACTATCAATTGACATATGTTTTAATTTTGTATTTTGGTTATTTTTAATTATTGATTTGTTTTCAGTTAATGTTTTATTATTAACGGATGTTTCTGTTGCAGTTAACCATTTTTCAGGGTCAATCTCAATACTTGAATTATAATTATTATGTTGAAACATTTCAAATTCTATATTTCTTTGAGACATTTTATCTGCTACAAGAGAGTCCATTGCTTTAATTTTTCCATCTGAATTATTATCTGAAAAATCCAATTCTTTAGGTTTTTGTGGAATCATATAATTTTCTAATTCCATACGTTTTTTATCAACTTCTTTTTCAAACTCACTTTGCCGTGAAGCATGGATATCCTCAACCTTGTATGGTTCCGAAACTTCTTCGTCTGATATGGTAATTCTCTTAATATTTTGTTCTTGTTTTTGTAAATTTGATAGATTAGGAAATAATCTATTAACTGCTAATACCACCTGAGATAAAAATTGCTTATTTAATTCCATTACATTTAATTGATTATTTGCTCTTAACGTAAAAGGACTAATATTGCTTTCAAATACTGTTTTGATATTATTTACAAGAGTTTTATTTGAAGTGTTAATTTTAAACTCATCTAATAAAACGTCCCATAACAATTTAATATTTTGTTTGTTAGTAAATTGTGTTAATGAAGTTGTAAAATTACTCATTTATATACATAATAATCTAATTTTTATGTATATATTTTACTTATTAATTTATTTTAATTTATTTTATTTTTTATGTCGTTATACTTTTTAAACATCCCCATTTTTATTATAATATACTTTTCTAAAATTTTCCATATATTTATCTTTTAGAATATGACTTTTTAAATAATGTCCATTTATTTTATCTTCAAGCATATGTATTATAAAAAATATTGAATAAATACCACATTCTGTATTACCATATTGATGTTCAACAGGATAATTTTGATCAAAATTGAAATAAATTGGTTTTGGTAGTTTTTTCCCTTGTTCGATAATTGTATCAGAAAATTTTTCAATTTGTTGAGGTACAGCTTCTCCTGCGCTGTCAAAGAAAAATATAGTTTTGTGTTTAACATTAATAAATAATGATACCCAATGACTCCCTCCTTTGTAATGTGGGTCTAAGTTAAAAATTACTCCAATTTTAGTATGACCTGCTTTAAGTTGTTTTGCTAAATCAAAATTACATAATTCTTCCCAAACACAATCATCATGTAATTTATGTGTATCGTAATCAATTGGTGATGGTCCTAAAAAATCAAAGCATTTATATTTTTTTTCATATTGATTCATTACTTGTAATATATCAAGACTAGATAACCATTCATTTGGATTTTTTATCCATTCTTTTGGAGATTCAGGAGCAAATGCATCTAAAAGTTCTTTTTCTAACTTTGTATTTTTTGTAATTTGACGCACCCAACATGATTCTTTATTACAAATAGTAGCATAATATTGTTTTAATTGTTCCCATATTTTCCTAATATTTTTTGTTTTAATAGGACGATCTGGGTGACGAGCATTCCACATATCGCGCAATTTATAGAGGTCATTATCTGAATAACATGTATAATCTTTACTTTTATTTTCAGGACTACAGTTTAGTTTTATAAATTGTTTCTTTAATGTTTTATTCTTATTATGTAAAATATTTATTCTTTTTTTTTTATTATATCTTTTTCTAGTTCTTTTACCCATATAATATGTTTATATTTTTTTTAAATTGTGTAAAATATTGTTCAACAATTGTCGTTTCTTTTTTTTCTTGGTATTATTTGATTTTGTGTATAATTTTGTCTAACATTTTGAAACCAATTTAGTGGTATTTTTTGAATATCATCGACTCCTATTGATTTACTAGGTTTATTATATTTACTGTTGACAATAATAGCGTTATTTGTAATAGTTGTATCTATTTTATCTTCATATTCTTCTTCATTTTCATTTTCTTCGTCGTCTTCTTCATTTTCATTTTCTTCATCGTTTTCTTCGTCGTTTTCTTCATCGTTTTCTTCGTCGTTTTCTTCATCGTCTTCTTCATCGTCTTCAATATACTGTTCTGAATAATTTCCATTTTCAATTTCTCTTTCTTCTTTTTCATAATCAATATCATCATGTATATCTTCACAACGTTCTTTTTCTAAACAATCACTATTATCATGTGCTTTAAAATAATAAATAGATTTATCTAAAAAAGAATCAAATGTTGATTTAACATAATATAATAAGTCGTCAGGAGGATTATTATCTAATAAATCATTAAACAGAGTTTTAAAACGTTCTTTATATATTTTAATTTCTTTAAGCTTCATTTCTTCAGTGTTTTCCTTTGTTTTTTTATTAAGTTTTTGAAGTTGTTGTTTACTTATCAAAAAATTGAGTGTTATTTGATTGACTAAATCATCTGACATAATTATATAGTTTATTTTAAATAATATTTTTCTAAAATAAACGTATTGTCTAGTTACATTTAGTTTTTTTTGTTAAATCTTTAGTTTGTTGTCTTGTAGCGTTATTAAATAAAGCAAATCCAATTTTATCTGGATTAGGATTAGGATTAGTAGGACAAAATTGTTGATTTTGGAATAATTGAGGAAAAGGTTGTTGTGCTTTGTTAGTATTATGAAATTGTACTTGATATAAATTGCTATTACTTGAAGGGATATAAACAGATTGAGTACAGCTCTGTAAAGCAAACAGTTGATTTCTTAATTCAGATTCGTGATTAATATTTGAAGCGTAACCTGACCAAGGTCCTGAATCATTTCCTGGATTATAGATTTTTTCTGGAGTAAATGTTGCTTGTTGAATTAAGGGTGTTTCAATAGATTTTCTTAGGTCAACAATTGGTAATACAGAATATTTAGTTAACACTGGTCTTGAATCTAAATAAGGTTGTAAAGTTTGTGATGGTATATTTCTTTCATATGACCTTAAGTTAATAGTTTGTTGTCTTTGAGAAGTTGGTTGATCAATATAGCTATGAATATCCATTTATATAATGATTATATAATTAAATTTTTATAAATAAATTGTATTTCATTTCATAATTTATGAAATATTTATTTTTGTGAGAATTTTGCAAAAATTTTGTTGATCTGGTAAACCAAAGTAAGATTTATTAACTTTATATTTTATATTGGGAAAATCTTCTAAAAAAACTATATCGTCATGATTCATTTCTATTAGTTCTTTATTACACCTTTTCTCATTTCAAATGGGCGTTTGAAATGAGAAAAGGTGTAAAAGGACAATTAATACGAAAATATAAAAAAGCATAACGATTAGGATCGTCAATATACCAAGCATTTACATACCAAAAAATTCCGCCTATCATATTTGTGTCTTGAATAATAATATAAGCTAAACTATCTTGTATATTTTTATTCATTTTAACCTTTTCGTAATCTATAATTTCAGTTGTTCTACACCACGTTAAATCATTTGGGTCTAATAAAAACCATGGTTCGTTATCCATTACAGAAAATATAAAATTATATTTAAGTTATAATCTATTATTATTATAAATGGAGTTCAATAGTTTTATACATAGATTTCAAAATAGAATGTATGATATAGTTGTCTATATAACATGGATATTATATATAGTTATTGCGTTAGGTTTATCTACAAACGCTCCTCAATATTTAGATGACTTACAATACTATATAAAATTATATGTTAGTTTTTTTTTGATTTATCGTTTTAATCCTTTTAGACGCGTAAAGTTTACAGGATTAGATGCAAAGATAGCATTTAGTGCTGGTATATTTTTATTGGCTACAACTGCCATAAATGGTATATTAAAAATGATGTATCAAATTTACAAAACCAAAATTTAGAAGAATGTAAATTTAATTAAATACTAAATTATCGTTTCTTAAATGTCTTGTTTTTTATTGTTTTTATTCGTTTTGTTTTATTTGTTTTATTATGTTGGATGTCAATTGTTATAGGTTTCATTTTAAAAAATAAATGAAGATGATTAAGTATTTTTTTAGAAATTATTTTATCTACATTTTGAGACTCGTTGTTTTTTCTTACATATATGTAATTATATTTTTTCATAAATTCCAAAATAAATTCTTTACAATAAGTAAAATCTAGTTCTTTTAATCCTAATATATCACTATTTATAAACCTTTTTGTCATTTCGTTGAAATCTAAATCATAAATATATGGTTTTACGTTTATATAGTATATTTTATCATTACTCATATCTGGATAATACACATCATCTAAAAAACATATTTGAGTTTCTTCGGGAAGTTTAGTACATTTTATTAAGTCAGAATGGGTTTTCATATGTGTTGTTCTACATAATTCTACACGCTTTCCTTTAACTTTAAATGCTGCTATAATTTGATCGAATATTTTATAATTTATTTTATTTTCAAAATAATTCATTATATAATTTGCCCACTCTAACGGACCCTGATTGTTAGTATATATCATTAATTTGTCACAATGATTTTTCTCTTTTTTATTTTTTAAATAATTTAAAATAATTATTATATTGGGACGTAAAAATTCTGGGTATAAATCTAATATGCTATTAAAAAAAGATTGATTCATATTTTGTTTTATTTGTTTATGTTTTATATATGCTTTTAGTGCATCCCAAAACATTCCTAACTCCATAAAATAACCTAATGTTTCATCTAAATCAAATACTACTATTTTGGAATGACATGTCATACATTATATTGTTATTTTATAAATATAAAATAAAAATATTTATATATTTTATAGGTATGCCATCTGAATTAACTAACAAAGATTATATTAATATTTTAAAATATTATAATTTAAATATTCCAAAATCTAAAAAGCTACTTAAAAAAAATGCGGAACAAATTATGGCTGAAAAACTGTGTAAATGTATTAAAAAAATTGATCCAATCAATGAAGCTAAATCTATTGGGATATGTACTAAAACTATATTTAATCGTAAAGGATACTCTCGTGGACAATTTGATTGTAAGAAAAAACAAACTGTTAAATTCAGAAAAACTTTAAAAAATACAACAGCCAAAAATAAATAATATTATGTTTATTAATATTAATATTAATATTCGTATTCTTCTTCGTAATCTTCAAAACCATCAATTCCCCAGTCACGAAATTTATGAATGTTTTTTGGGTGAAAACGGTTTTTAATAATGTCTTCTTTAAATATCAAACAATGTGCTCTTATTTTATCATAATCGTAAGTAAATAAAGATGGATTAGCAGATAACATCCACCAAGCAATTTTATCCGGATTTTGTTCCAATAATGGAATCGCATTAGGGTTTCCGGTTAACCATCTCCAATCAATTTTGTCTGGGTTTTGTTCCAATAATGGAATCGCATTGGGGTTTTGGGAAAACATATCCCAAACAATTTTATCCTGATTTTTTTCCAATAATGGAATCGCATTGGGGTTTTTGGAAAACATATCCCACTTAATTTTATCCGGATTTTGTTCCAATAAATGAATCGCATTGGGGTTTGCGGATAAATACCACCAAACAATTTTATCCTGATTTTTTTCCAATAATGGAATCGCATTGGGGTTTTTGGAAAACATATCCCACTTAATTTTATCCAGATTTTGTTCCAATAATTGAATCGCATTTTGGTTTCCAGATAACTGACACCAATCAATTTTATCCAGATTTTGTTCCAACAAATGAATCGCATTTTGGTTTCCAGATAACTGACACCAATCAATTTTATCCAGATTTTGTTCCAACAAATGAATCGCATTTTGGTTTCCAGATAACTGACACCAATCAATTTTATCCAGATTTTGTTCCAAAAAATGAATCGCATTTGGGTTTCCAGATAACGCATACGACACCATATATTCTTTTCTAATCCAATGTGATAATTTATAATATTGTGACATTTATTTTATTTTATTGATTATTAACAAATAAAAAACTAATTCAATTTTTTTTTATTATTACTTTTTTTTACATTTACTAAAAATTTATTTTTAAAGGTGGAGTCAAAGACCACCACCATCACTCACTTGTGGAGACACCACATATATTCGTATCTTTAAGGGACACTACTTTCTACTTCTATGTCCACCACATACATTCAAATATTTTTAGTTTATAATTTTTGCTCATTAAACAACAAAATTAAAATACTTTTTATTCTACTAACTATTTCATTTTTTATTATAAATTACAATACCTAAAGAGCTTTTATCAATATTTCTGATATATTACTAAAACGCGTAAAAATAAACATTTATTAACATTCATCCTCATCCTCATCTGTTTTTTGTAAATGGTCAAGAGCCGAAATTATTATTTTTTCTTGAGATGTTAATTTTTGAAATATTAAACACTCGTCCATTTTAAATATATAGTGTCTGTGCATAAAATTTTTACATGTTATTAAAATACCATTATCGACTATTTTAATATCACAAATCATTCCACAATGATTTAACGGTAGATAATTTGGGTCTGTAATAGGAATCCATCTTATAAACGAACCATGTATTAGGTCATTTATTTCATCAACATAACGATACCCTTGTAATTTTTTTAAATAGTCTAATGTAGTTGCTTTATCTAAATGTAATTCTTTTATAATATTTAAATTCATTTCAAGTATTTTTTTACTTGTAAGATTTATTATGCTTTCATTATTTTCATTATCTAAAGCACTTATTAACTTATTCACATCCATATCAATTATTTATATAAAATAAATTATATTAAAGCTTATTTAATATAATTATAAATGTCATTTACTCTTTTTTTGCATCGGATTATATATATATTTAATAAGTTAACAATGATATTTGGTATCGATTGTAGACCACAATATATAAATGGATATGATAACTATGATGAAAATAATGAAAATGAACTAACAAGATATTTTTGTTGTAGAAAGAGATTTATTTACCACCCACTTCCAAATGCTGAACCAAATGAGCCACCTCCTCCAGCATTAGCAGCCATTGGTTCAAATGATTCCATGCTTGGACTAGCTGCTCCGACTAAAGGAGTAGAGTCCTGTTGATACATTTGATCGTAATTTGGTATTTGTTGTGTCATTGTTGGCTGAGATATTGGAAGAGTGCTAATTGATGTTGAACCCATTGAATTTATAGATTGATTCATGGCTGATTGATTTTGAGAAATTGGTTGAGATACTTTTATATTTCCATTACCTTTTCCTTTTTTAATATTTTTTGGACCTTCCCATAATTCTATAACACGATCCACCAAAATAGACACTTTTTCTCCTAATTTAGTTTGAAGACTTAAAATGATTACTAACATTGCTAAAATTATATTTGTAACACTAAAACTAGCATATTTTTCACCGCTATATGTAGGTATAAATGTTATTATTCTATGAATAATTAATATTACTAAAAACATTACAATTACTTGTGCTAAAATTTCAGATATTATTTCTATAGAACCTTTTTCATCCTCTGCTTCAGGAACAAAACGTTGCATTAGTTTATTTATAATTATAACAGGTATTAAAGCTAAAATGGCATATTGAATTGTATTTAACATTTCAGACTTAGATTCTTCATCAAAGTTAAATACATGTTTAAAAAATCCAGGTTTACCAGAACTTGTTTTTGATAATTCATCCAAACTTTCCATATTCCTATAGGGTATATTTAGAAATTAAAATTACACTTTTCTACTTTTTATAAAAGTGGAGCAATACAATTTAAGGAAGGTGAAAAGTCTAATTTACTACACTTTTATAAAAATAAAACATAATATTAAACTATATAAAAACAATATTTAATATTTGATAATGGAATTAGATAATCAAACTACTAAAGTGTCTGACAATATTTTTTCTAATTTACATAAATATACGCATTGATGCTGCTAAATTACAAATTACAAGAGAACCCTTTGAATTTCCAACAGTCTCCATTAAACAAATTAGAGATAATATTACACCGACCGAAAAGAAAAATGAGACAAAATTCTATTAAAAAAATAAAAATTTTATTCAATTATTTTTCCAATGATGTAAATGCACCCCGAAGGGCATTATACTATTTGACGACTACAACCTATTATGATTGTAGTGGTTAGTATATTTTATTGGAATTTGTATTCTCGTTTATACTTTTCAGGTCTTTCTCCTGTTTCCATATAACTTTTGAATACTTTTTGAATGTTATTACAACCATTCTTATCACGATTGATACATCCTTTCCTATTGTTTTCCATTTGATATGTTAGGATTGAATGTATCTTTCGTTCTTTATTTTTATTATCTGGTAGATATAAATTTTTACATGGTTCTTCAGTTATATAATTTAAACACGATGTTCTAAATTCATCTATATTAAAAACTTGAAATCGTGTTTTTAATTTTCTTTTTATTGCTAAATTTGGAGTTGATATAAAATTCCTCATTTGTTTCCCAATACTCCAATCACCTATTATGATTTTTATATCTTTTCCATATTTGCTTTCTATTTTATTCAACATATTATCTTCAGTTCGTTTCTTGTTTATGTAAGCATACCATTTGTATTGACGGAATTTTTCATTTTGATATGATATGTATAATTCTTGATTTACTTTTATTTTTTCAGTAATATATTCTTTGAATTTTTCTAAATTACATGTTTTAGAATTGAAAGATGATAATGTATTTTCTCTTGTAGTTATGTTTAACTTATCTTTGTAATTTTTTAATAATGCTTGATATTTTAATCTTTTTGTTTCACGAATTCGTTGTTTATTTGTATATGATAAAAAATTACCATCATCATCCATCATTGTTAATAAACTCCGCTTTCCAGGGTCACAATAAATATGTTTTCCTTCTAATAATTCTTTAGATACTTCATCAATATACGGAAATTCATGTTGCACTTCTTTTTTAGTATCTTTCTTTTGTTTTGGTTGTAATGCTCGTTTTTGTTTATTTTCTTCCTTGATTTTATTTTGTAATGTAATTTTACCTTGTTTTTTAATTTCTTTTTCTTCATCTGATAATCCTTTTAATGCTTTCTTACCATTTTTCATTTTGTCCTTTTTAATTCTTTCTTCATTAGTAAAATCTTTATGTAAAAATCGTAAAGATACGGCATAACCATCTGTAATAATTGTATAATCAAAATCATATTTTCTTAAATATTGATTTATCGTAAAAAACTTATCCCATAATATTTCTTTATTTAATTCAACATTATCTAAATATTGTTTCTTATCAGTATCTACCAATAATTCAATTATAGATTTAGTATCTAGTTGAATATGTCTTGGAATAATTTGTGTTTGTAATGGAAAAAACTGGAACATTTTTGCTTCCTTTTCTTCTAATTGTAAATTCATAAAAATCATATATTTCAAGTATCTTTGTGGATTGGCTTTTATATCATAATAATAACTGGTATCGTATTCTTGTGGAACTATTTTATATCTGTTTTTGTTTAACCACGAATGATATTTTGGGTCGCTTAACAAAGTTTCATTTATAATATCATTTTTAACTACTTGCAATTCCTTGTAAAGTTGTTTTCTAAAATCTTTATTTTGAAGTTCATTTTTATGAATACTCTTGAAATATGAATTTACAAATCGTTTTATATAATCCATAAAATTCATCTTGATATTGTTTTCTATAGCAGTAATCATGGTTGTAGTATAATAATCTAAAATAGCAGATAAGTTCTTACCATCTTCTAATGAAAAAGTATGTAATTGTTGAAATTCTTGTAATAATGATAAATTATTTCCCTTTGCTTTTGGACCTGCTGATGCTTTTACTAAAGATTTCATAGACATTTTAATAGTATCTTCTGTAATAAGTGGAATTCCTTGATTACTATGATACTTTTCTAATACCCATAATCGTAATAAAAAATACGATTTTGTAGTAATATAATTAGTTCTCATAACTGCATCATTTATTATTTCTAAAGTTTTTGTATCTGCTGATTTAAGTATCTTTTGAATATGAACTTTTAGACACTGATATTTATCAGGCGGATATTTTTTTCTATTCATCCTATATATTTACTAAAGATAATATCTTTAAGTAAATATACGCATATCTTTTATTATTCCTAAATATATTCAAAATAATATTCTATTTTTATAAATCATCTGTTTCTATATATAAAATAGGTGTATCTATTTCATAATGTAAATACTCTTCAAGTTCATTTTTAATTCTATTTGAAATATTTTTAAGTTCTTCTATTAAGAAATATTCTTTACATTGTGAATGTTTTTGGCTAAAATGTAATGAATGTGTGTATTTGTTATTTACTATATATGATAATTTCATTCGCAGTTGTTTTTTTTCATCAATAGATGAAATAGATGGTTCAACCCTATCTAAAAATTTATACTCATTAAAATCAATTATAGAATTTTTTAATATTTTTTTTATATCATTATCAATATTATTCAAATCTATTAAATTGTTTCTTATTTTTATTTGTTTTTGTGTTAAAGGTTTATTTTCATCAAAAATGGTAAATTTTATATTGAATGGTATTATATTCATCGTAATTAATTTATACTTAAATTAAATAAAATATATTTATATCAATTTTATATTTATATTTTCGGATTTGTCATGTTTATCTTTCTCTTTTTTCTTCAGGTAATAAGTACGTCTATATTCCTTTAATTTTTCTGGATTTTCTTCTTTTAATTTTTGTAAATAATTAGCTCCAAGTTCCATTACTTTTTCTTTATTTTTTTCATAATATCGTTTATGATTATCACCATTAGTATATTTCTTTAATCGTTCTTCTAATTCCCCATTCTTTTTTTTCAATTCTTCTACTTCTTTCTTTATAATATCAATTTCTTCCATATTGATATTATATGTTATATAATTTTTAAATATTTTTATATATATTTATTATGAACCCACAACATACAGAAGATTATAAACAGACTGCTGTAAAATATTATTTAGAACATAATGAAGATATGCGTAATACTTGCGAGATATTCAATTGTAAATTTCAATCATTAGCAAGATGGGTAGAAAAATATAAACAGAATGGAAATATCAATAGAAAAACACGCAAAAATCATAACCTAAAAATAACACCTGAAATTGAAAGGTTCGTAAAAGAATATGTGCGTAAATATTCAACAACTACTTTATGGGAACTTTCTAAATTAGTAAATGATAAATTTAAAATTCATTTAACAGATAGTAGCATTTATAATATTTTACATAAACATAAACTTACCAGAAAAAGATTACGAAGTAAATATTATCCTGAAAAACGAGAAGGACAAGAAGCAAGTGACCTGAAAACCTTTATGAAAAATTAAATACTTATGATTATAAGCGAACTATTTGTTTAGATGAAACTTCTATATATTTGAATATGAAACCTTCTTATGGTCGTAGTAGAAGTGGAACACGAGTGATAAAGAAAACAAATAAATATCCATTTAAGCGGTATAATATGTTATGTGCTATTTGTGCTGATAAAGTAGTTGGTTGGAAATTATATAAGGATATAACTGGCGGACTAAAAACTCAAAATATATTAGATTTTTATGATGAATTTATTAAGGATAATTACAAGAATTATTTAATTATAATGGATAATGCGGTAATACATAAATCAAAAATTATAAGAGAACGAATAGAAAGTAATCACAATCATTTATTATATTTAGTCCCATATCACCCTGAAACAAATAGTATTGAAGAGTTCTTTAGTCAATTGAAACATTATATAAAAAAGGAAAGTCCAAATACTTATGAAGACATAGATACAACAATAAAAGATATATTAGAAAATAAAATCAAGAAAGAACATTTAATAAATTACTTGAAACATAGTTATAAAATATATAAGTCATAACTGCGTTTTGTCTCATTTTTCTTTTCGGTCGGTGTAATGATTATCAACTTGAAGATTTTGAACTTCATAATTATCAGCATCATCCACCGATAAATGTTGAGATGGTTGCGTAGAATTTATTCATTGTCTATTTTTCCTTGTTTTTCTTCTTCCGCCTTTCATATCAGTTAAGTCTGGATATTTATAAGATACAAAACATATCGATGTTAAAACTGTTCCGTGATGGTCTTTAACATCTAAGCCTTCATATACAAATATTTTACCAGGATGATATGTATAACCTTTATCAGTTTTATTATCTTTGTACATTTTTCCACCACCAGGAGTTTTTCCAAAATTTCTACGCTCAATTATACCATCAATTGAACCTTGTAATGACAATTCTGTTTCTGTTTTAGTTCCACTTCCAGAATATTCACAAGCAAACCCACCAAGAAATTTACCATTTGAGTCATAAACATCTGTTGTCATAACTGCTGAACTTATAAATTTGCCTTTCTCTCCATTTGCTTGAGCTTTGATACATTCTAATACCTCACCCCACTGAATTCTTTTTAATCCTTCTTCTTTAGATAATTGTTTAGCTTCAGTTGGAATAACACTGGTATATTCAATAATATTCGCATTTTGTATACCAGCTTTAGTAAGAGCTTCATCATATGAACCTGTCTCATATGGTAATCCTTCAGAACCAATATTTGATTGACCTGAACCTGATGTTATAAAATATTCATAAGGAACACGATTTCCTAAAATTAAGTTTTTCATATATATATATATACTTTTAAGAAAAGTATAAGAGAAAATTTAGAGTAATATTTTTAAAGATAAAAATGCGTTAATACTTTAGAAACATATTGTATATAAATAATATTATGAGTGCAAATCGTTCGGTTCAAGCAGCACAAAGAAGAAGGGCTGGTCCTACTGATAATGTCCCAAATATTCCAGGCAGGGGTCCACAGCCATCAATTAATTCCGCACAAATGTTTGCAAATCAATCCAAATCAGGTCAAGGTATTTCTATGCCTACTGGACGTTTAGCTGGTCAACAAGCAGTTATGCAACAACAACAATCGCAAAAACAGGGGTCATCTGATAAACTGTCTAGTGTAAGTAAAATGACTGTTCCCCAAGCAATTACATTAATAACTCTTAGATTAGGTGCGATTGAATCTAAATTAATAAATTTTAACGAAGGTCATAATATTAATATTGATGATGAATCAGGTGTTGATTCTGGATTTTTACAAACTGTTATGTTAAGGTTAGAGTCTTTAGAAAAGCGTTCAGCTTCAACAAGTGGGTCTGTATCTACGCCTGAAATAAACTTATTAAAACAACAATTCGAAACAGTGAAACAAACATTAGTTCAAACTAAAAGCACAACTAATACTATTGTTAAAGAAAATTCATTATTAAGAACACAAGTAGATATTTTAAAACAAGAATTGGTAGAAACAAAAGAGTTGCTATCTGCTTTACAAAATTTAACTATGGATAATAGTAAAAAAATATTAGATTTATCAATTGATTATGACGAAGGGTTAATTGATTCAGATTTACAAGATGAGTTACAGAATGAATTACAAGATGACTTACATCATGAATTACAAGATGACTTACAACATGAAATTGTTGGAACAGAATTAAAACAAATAATTGAAATCGAATTAAATAAGTAATAATATAATATTTTTTAAAATTAGTTAAAGTATTATAAACATAATAGTAGTAATAATTAATGGAAATAATAAATGATATGTTTTCTGAAAATATTGAAAATACTTCTTCAGAAAAAATTATAGACAAAGTAAGAAATGGAAATTGGAATGATATTTTTAAAGGTATATGTTGTATTAAGGAAAACAATATTGTATTAAACTATATTTATTTTAAATATATTGCAAATGATGAAACTTATAGTTATATAATGAATCACATAACTAACAATATAAATCAAATATTACAAACAAATAATGAATTTAGTGTTCATGTAAATATGAAAAGTTTAACCATAGTTGATATTGATAAACATAAAGAGTTTATTCAACAAATTTCATTATTTTTAAAGGATAATTATCCTAATAAATTAGAAAAATGTTATGTATATAACGCCCCATTTATGTTTTCTAATTTGTTTAATATTGTTAGTATCTTTATCGATAAAGAAACTCAAAAAAAAATAGAATTAGTAAACAAGTAAAACATATTAAACACAAATTATCATAAAATATATAAATGCGTTTAATTATAGAAAATAAATCGAAACTAGAAGCATTTGTATCAATTTTTCAGTTACTAAAGAATTGGAGTTCACATATTAGTATGCATTTTGAAAAAGATAAATTATATATTCAGTCAATGGATAAGTCACATATTTGTTTAGCTGATATTGAAATAAAAGATAAATGGTTTTCTGAATTTGATTGTTTATGTAATAATAAAATATCAGTTGATTCAAATCATTTTGCTATATTAATGAATTATGCTCTAAAACATGATAAACTTGAGTTAAAGTATGAAGATGAAAATGAACCAGATAAATTATATATTAATTTTTTAAATGAAAAAGAAAAGAAAGGGTCATTTAATCATTTTTTCGAGTTAAATCTATTTAATGCTGATGAAGATAATTTAGGAATACCTAAATTAGATTATGATGTAGAATTTACAATAGAAGCAAAAAAATTAGTAGAAGTATTTGCAGAACTAAATACATTTGGACAAGATTTACACATTAAATGTTCAGAAAATGTAGTAGAATTAAATTCACATGGAGATTCAACAAAACTAAAAATAAATATTCCAGTTGATGATTTAGATGAATATGCTATTTCTGAAGGAGAAGAAATATCTATGTCTTTTAGTTTAAGTCATTTATGTAAAATGTGTTTATCAATTAAATTGTGCTCAACAATTAACGTTTCTTTAAATGGAGAGTATCCAATGTCATTAATTTACAATTTAGGAGATGATAGTAAAGTCGCTTTTTACATAGCTCCAAAAATTTCAGACAATTAATTTAAGTTATTAACTATCTCATTGTTAAATATCTCGTTATTAAAAGTAAAATAAATTATTATTTCTTATAAACAATGTTTACAAGTTTCAAAGAAATAATAATTGCCATATTTGTATTTTTTATAGTATTATTTTTCTATTTACATATTCAGTTTCATTTAAAAACGAGTAATGAATTAGAAATATATGAAATAGACCAAGCATCTAAAGATAAATTAGAAGAAATATGTGATTTAAGACAGCCTATATTAATAGATATTTCTATGGAAGAATATGGGAATAAAATAATAAACACAACTAACAAGCAATTTTTATTAGACAACTATCCAGTTTTTGAAGTAAAAATTAGAAATAATGCAGATATGTCTTTAGATTCAGATATTTGTGTGCCTGTACCATTACATGTAGCAGTTAAATTATTTAATCAATATAATATATCATCATATTTTAGCGAAGGAAATATGGAATTCTTACAAGAAACTGGTGTAATTAAAAATATGACGTATAATGATGAATATTTAAGACCTTATTTAGTTTCTAATTGTTATTATGATGTATTACTTTCTTCAAAAAACCTAGAAACACCATTTAGATATGATTTAAATTATCGTAATTATTATTTAGTTACACAAGGTTCAATAAAAGTAAAATTATCTCCACCAAAAAGTTCAAAATATTTATATCCAATAAATGATTATGAAAATTTTGAATTTAAATCACCAATAAATCCTTGGAACCCACAGTCAAAATACAAAGCTGATTTTGATAAGATAAAATGTTTGGAAATTGTATTAGTACCAGGAAAAATAATATATATTCCTGCCTATTGGTGGTATTCATTTAAATTTGACGAGAACACTAGTGTTAGTTGTTTTAAATATAGAACCTATATGAATAATATAGCAATAAGTCCAAATATATGTATGTATGCTTTACAAAATCAAAATGTTGAACATAAAATAGCTAAACAAATAGATATAAAACATTTACAACAACAAAATGAAGAACCTGAGGGTACTACTCCTTTAATAAATATTCCAGTTTTAGAAGATAATCTATATGTAAATAAAAAAGAGATTCAAGAAATTTCAAAAGATGAACCAGAACCTATGCTACTGGTCAATAATGACAATATTTCATTAATAATTGATGAAACAAACACATAAATTTATTGATATACATAATTAATAATATAAACATACTTAAATATTTTATTATATATGAAGTATGGGAAATAATAATTCATATTCTAGTGAAAATTGTAAACCTACAAAAATTATGGAGACTCTTAAATGTGATAGAATTATTGATGCAGAGGAACATATATTTATAGGTATTGTTAGCAAACATAAAAATAACCCTTTATCAGGACAAGGAATAAGAATTGGATTTGATGGGAAAATAAAAAGATTGGAAAATTTTATTGAAACTCCAACTAATTTAATATATGAGTTTGAAAATAATTCTACATTGACATTATCAAAAAGAGACGAAGACATCATTATAAATATAAAAGAACCAGAAACTAATACAAATTTAACAAAATCAATGGATTTATTTTTAAGACAAATGTCAAAACCAATAAATTGGAGTGATGAATCAAGAGAATTTGATAAGATATCTAATTTTGTATATCCAGTTACAACTGCTACTTCTCCTACTTATGATACTACTACTGCTACTGAATTATAGTTTTATATAAATTAACTTAAAGATTTGACACCATATATTGTAATAGTATGACTCTTTATAAGATATATATTGATAATCGGAATTATGGTTCCTGGAAACTGTTTAACGCTAACACATTAGAATCGATAACAATAGATGGTTTTAATCCAACAGAACATAAATTATTTACAAATGATGTGTTTACTTATAATAAAGGAAATGTAGAAATAGTACATTCATCGACGCGTGTTAATGAAAATATACCTGCCATTCTGATTCTCGCTGATAACAAAACTTATGGACGAGAAACAAAAAAAAATGAAGGAAATTTGAAATCTGGTAAAATAGTTTCAGGACGACTGCTATATAAATGTATCCCAGACGATGTTAGAATACCAAATTTTTTAGTGCCTTATGAAATCAAGCATCTCGGATTTTCTAAAATTTTGTTCAATATGTATGTAACAATTCGTTATAAACAATGGGATGAAAAGCATCCACTCGCTAATTTATCTCAAACCATTGGTTCAGTTGATGTTCTAGATAATTTCTATGAATATCAATTATATTGTAAAAGTCTAAATGCGTCAATACAAAAATTTAACAAGGATACTAGCAATGCAATAAAGACAAAAGCTTTAGAACATGATGTGTTTATTAGTAGTATTTGTAAAAAATATCCAGAAATTGAGGACCGAACTTCTTGGAAAATATTTACAATTGATCCAGAAAAAAGTATGGATTATGATGATGGTTTCAGTATTAAAAAGTTGAATAATAATCAAACTTTACTGAGTATTTATATTGCAAATGTCACTATTTGGATGGATTCCCTAAATCTTTGGTCTAGTTTCTCACAACGCATTTCTACTATTTATTTACCAGACAGAAAAAGGCCAATGTTACCGTCAATGTTGTCAGATTGTCTATGTTCTCTTCAACAAAATATGCGTAGATTTACTTTTGTTATGGACATTATTTTAGATGAAGAGAGTAAAATTATATCAACCAGCTATACTAATGCGGTTATAAAAGTTTTTAAAAATTTTGTATATGAGGAATACTCGTTGGTCTCTAATAATGAATATCAGGATCTTCTTCAAACTACAAAAAAAATGTCTGGTATTTATAAATATATTAGTAATGTTAAAAACAGTCATGATGTTGTGTGTTATTTAATGATTTTAATGAATTATCAATGTGGTCAACAATTGTTGAATTCCCATAATGGTATTTTTCGTTCAACTATTATTAAAAAGGATGTATTATTACCAGAAAATCTTCCTGAAGATGTTAATAATTTTATTAAAATTTGGAGTAGTACTAGTGCTCAATATGTTGATTTAAATTCTATACCTATCACAGAGTTAAATAAAACTAAAATAAGACATGATATTCTTGAAATGGATGCGTATATTCATATTACATCTCCTATTAGACGACTTGTTGATTTATTAAATATGATTAAATTTCAGCAAAATCATAATATGATTACTATATCATCAGATGCTATAGATTTTTTTAATAAATGGATTGGAGAGATTGAATATATTAATATTACAATGCGATCAATTAGAAAGATTCAAATAGATTGTTCATTACTTGATACATGTTTTAATAAACCTGAAATATTAGAAAAAATATATGAAGGATATTGTTTTGATAAGTTAGTTAGAAATGACGGTCTTTATCAATTTATAGTATTTTTGCCAGAACTAAAACTAACATCAAGAATAACTGTGAGAGATAATCTTGATAATTATGAAAAAAGACAATATAAATTGTATGTATTTAATGATGAAGAAAAATTTAAAAGAAAAATTCGGTTACAATTATTATAATATATAAAATAATATTTTCATATATTATGGGAACTAGATATTCAAGAAAAGTTCGTGTTAAAACTCGTCGTCATAGTATTCGCCATACTAGAAGACGTAATAGAAGGCATACAAGAAGTAGAAGACAAAAAGGTGGCTGAGGAGGAATGTCGTATGTTAAAAAGGATAAACCAATAATATCAACTATGTATGGTGGCTGAGGTCCACCAATCAATTCTGTTTAAAAACTTAAATATATTATAATTTTTAAGTTGTCTTTAAATAGTTTTTTAAATATATTATTTAAATTTCAGGAATGACACTTTCAAATACTTTGTTTCGTTTGTTAGTTGAAAAATGAAATTATACTATTATTCAATATTATAATTTATTTACTACCTTGATACTGAAATACTCAGCAATATTTTAATTATTAATTTGTTACTTAATATGCTAACAATTCATTTTATTTATCAATTGACACTTTTTTTGCTACGTTACTTATTATTTTATTTATATTTTGTTCACCTTCTTCTTTTGTTAGTCCATTCATTGAATTACTCACAATTTTTAAATACAAATCGTTTTTCTTTGAATCATATTTAGTACAGTCTGGATATTTCTGTCTCCATTTATTTATTTGTTTTATATTTTCATTCGCAATTGTTTTAATTGCTTTTGTTAGTATTGGTTTTTTTTCTGTTTCCTTTGTCCATTCATTATTGTCTTTTATATATAACACTTCTCTTTTATTATCACTACAATGTAATGGTCTCATATGTTGTTCCAATTTATTTAGATTTTTAATAACAATATTAGAAATACCTTCAACATATCCACTTCTTCCAGCGTGTTCTAAATCTTCCAATTCTAATTTAACATTACTAACAAAATCACTAATATTCATAGCATCTTTACATGTTTCATTTAAAAAGAATTGAAGATTAAATGTTTTATTATTATTATTATTATTATTAAGAGAATTTATATTGTTACTTATTTGCTGTCCATTGTTATTTTTTAGAATATCTACTAATCCAGTATTTTGCTCCATTAATTTTGTGTTTTGTTTAACTAGCATTATTATTAAATCTTTATCTGTCATTTCATTTGATGATATTATTTCTTCAATATCATTATGTTGAAAATCACATTTCTTTTTATGTCTATAATAGCTACTACTATGACTGTAATATTGTCCACAAATACATTTAATTTGCTGTTTATTTGCCGTGGCGTTTTTTTTACTAGCATATTGTAGCATTTTACTAGCATTTTGTAGCATTGAGTGTTTTGCTGTAATTAAATGTCTCTTATAATCACTATTTTTAGAGCATTTAAAGTGACAAGTTTCACAAGTTAAATTTTTGGCGTTTTTTGGCGTTTTATTTTGCGTCATTTGCTATATATATTGCTACTATTAAAAAACGCCTAACATGTCCGTAAAATATCTATATTTTTATCGTAACAATTTATTTTAAGAGAAAAATATTTTTAGAGCATTATGATAAGACCTCGTTTTTTTGTAGTATTTTCCAAAAAGTAAATTAGGTTTTCAAAAATGGACAAAAATAAATGTCCAAAATCCAAAACCTAATTTACTTTTCAAAAATTATTTATTACTGAAAATATCACTAATAAATTAATCATTATTTTGTAACCAAATATGCTAACAATTCATTTTATTTATCAATCACTACTTTTTTAGCCACGTTACTTATTATTTTATTTATATTTTGTTCACCTTCTTCTTTTGTTAGTCCATTCATTGAATTACTCACAATTTTTAAATACAAATCATTTTTCTTTGAATCAGATTTAGTACAGTCTGGATATTTTTGTCTCCATTTGCTTATTTGTTTTATATTTTCATTCGCTATTTTTTTAATTGCTTTTGTTAGTATTGGTTTTTCTTCTGTTTCCTTTGTCCATTCATTATTATCTTTAATATATAGAACTTCTCTTTTATTATCACTACAATGTAATGGTCTCATATGTTGTTCCAATTTATTCAAACTTTTAACAACAATATTAGAAATACCTTCAATATACCCAGTCCTTCCAGTATGTTCTAAATCCTCTAAATTAAAATTAATCGAACTAATAAATTCAGAAATATTCATTGCATCCTTACATGTATCGTTTAAAAAGAATTGAAGATTAAATGTTTTATTTTGAATATTGTTATGACTATTGGTATTATTAACATTTATACTTGATTGTGATGCCATTTCAATAATTTTATTGTGTAATTCTCCATTTTGTTTTAAAAGATGAAGCACTAATGCATCTTTATCCTTAATATTTATTCCTTGATACATATATTCATTATCTTCGTTGATAATATCACATTTCTGGTTATGTTTCCATAATCCAACACGGGAATAATATTTTTTATTACAAATTTTACACGTAAAATTGGGTTTATTTTCGATATTTTGGGAATTATTTGTTTCCAAATTGTTAACGATTGTTAACTTTTTATGTTTAGCTGTTAAAATATGTTTACTATAATCTTTTTTGTTATTTGTTTTGATGTCGCAAAACAAACAAACATAATTGGGGAAATTTTGGGGAAAAAATGTTTCCATTGTTAATATATTTAGTTAACAAAAAAATCCCTAAATCTTTTTTACAAAAATATATATATTTTTTGTCGTAACAATTTATTTTAAGAAAAAATTATTTTTAGAGCATTATGGTAAGACCTCGTTTTTTTGTAGTATTTTCCAAAAAGTAAATTAGGTTTTCAAAAATGGACAAAAATAAATGTCCAAAATCCAAAACCTAATTTACTTTTCAAAAATTACTTATTATTGAAAATATCACTATTATATGACTCATTATTTTGTAACCATTTATGCTAACAAAATAATATAGTTACAAAAATCTGTATTTTTCAGTCTACAACAATCCATCTATTAACTTTTTACTCTCTTCGTCATATTCCTCTTTTACTGAATCTAATAATCGTTTTTGAACATTTTGTTCCCATAAATGACACTTATTACAATGACAATTATGATTGTTACAAAAATGAGAATAACCTACTTTATTTGAAATAATCTGCTTACATATATAACAATTATGAGTCCCACAAACGCAAGTAACTTTATTACATCCTTCATTTTTAAAAATACTTTTATTACATTGATTACATTTTACTATTAATGCTTCAGACATTTTATCTTCTATTTCTTGACGTTTACATTGAATTATATTACCTAACGAATAACATTGTTTACCAGGATGGCTAACTTGATTACATTTTAAACATGTATCCTTAAAACATTCCATACAAACTAACAATGATTGTTCAGAATCTTCACCAATATCCGTACCAACACCACAATGTTGACACAATTTAATATTAATATCATCTACACATAATTGATTTATTTCTTCTAGTTTTTTTAAATTCTTATATTCAGAAAATACACGTTCGTTTAATATTTCTTTTAGAGTTTCCTCAGAAAATTCACCAACACATTTTTCACTACAATCTATACATTTTACTTTACAAGACAATTGTTGATATATTGTATTTTCAGCATGCTTTTTAATACATATTTTACAAATCAAATGTCCATCAGTACATTGACCAAAATCTTCTATACGTTTATCGTCACAACAACAACTACAATCAATTGTTTGTTTAACTGAATTAAATATTATATCTAATTCAAAATTATATTCTAATTTTCGTTGTTTACTAGGAACTTTTTTTAGTTTTAGATTAGTATTTTTTAATTGCTCTTCTAAATAATAATATGTAGCAGTATAACTATTATTGTTAGTTTTTAATGCGTTATTAATTTCTTTTATATAAACAGATGGAAAGTTATTACATAATTTATCTCTTATTAGTTTTATTTTCATTATAGAATAATTATAAATAAATATTTAATATATATTTAAAATCAATTTTTTAAGATTAATGATAATATTGTAAACGCACTTCCCATTAAAATAAGTGATTGAATAGATACTAATATTTTTGCTAAATCTGATAATGCTATTACATCAGGTAATCCTATTCCAGTTTGAACTGTTATTGAATAAAAGAAAAAATCAATATAATTTAATACATCTTTTGGATGTGAAGGTTCAAAATTACTGGGAGACATATTTGTATAAATTAAAGCAAATACAATTATTATTAACAAATTAAATAAAAATGTGTACTTAACAATAGTATAATTAGAACTCATAATTAATGTATATATATTATTTTATACATATAATGATTGATTAGTAGCCACATACTTTAAAGTTAGTTGTGGAACTTGTTTCAATATTGATAACAATTCCATATCTCCTAAAAGTTCAGCAATTTTTTCCATTTCGGAAGTAATATTATTAATCTTTAGGATTGCCTTAATAAATTCACCCAAAAATATGTCTTTTTCAATTGATATTTCATTTAATAATAATTTACATTCAATGTCATTTTCACATTGACACCATTTTATAGCATAATCTATTAAATCAAAATGAATACTATAATCTATACCTGTCTCAATCATGTTGTTTATTTCTAAATATGATTGTTTTTGATACATATCATATATGTTCATAATAGTATCTTTAACATTTGTATAATCGGTTGTTGGAATGATTACTCTTTTATCTTCTTGGACTGAAATATTTGTGAAACAACTCAGAATACCAACAAGCTCTTTTGGTTTAAATTTATTAAAAATTTTTGATTCAATTAAATTGGCAAAAATAAGACAATGAATTTCTCTGATATGAGTTGCTATATGTCCCTTTGTTGTTAGTATATATTTTCCATCTTCATTTAATTGAATAAAATTGTCATTTTCTATCAATTTCAATACTTTATACACATTTGTTTCAAATGTTTTTTCGGTATTTACAAGATGATCATTAAGTTTATTTACCTCACTGCGTTTAGATATGTATTTTGAAACAACATCTATGTCTTTATCAATTGTTTTATATTTATCTTGAATTTGTTGAATGTTTTTTTCAATTTCCTTACGTTTTTTATTTACGGAAACAATTTGTCTTTGTTTTAAATCAATATATTCTTCAACCTGTTCAATAGGAGTTCTACAATTATCAATTACTAATGATAAATTATCCATTTCATTTTGAATCTTTGAAATAGAATCATAATACTCTTTCATGGTTTTTTCAATATCACCTTGAGCCATACTTCTTTTTACATATTTGGTATAATCAGTTTCGCCAATATCAATCAGATTTAAAAGTAAATTATAAGATATTTTAAATTTAGAAACAAGTGTTTGTGGTTTACCTTTCATAATAGTTTTAAGAGTGGTTTGGTCAATTTCTTTGAATAAATTAGTTAAATGAATTACATGTCCAATTGTATCTATTCCACGTCTTCCTGCTCTTCCAGCCATTTGAGTATATTCATGGGAATAAAGTGGTCTCATACCAGAACCATCAAATTTATTGAGGTCAGTAAATAAAACAGTTTTAGTGGGCATATTAATACCAACAGCAAATGTTTCAGTGGCAAATAGAAGTTTTATATAGCCTTTTGAAAACAATAATTCGACCATTTCTCTCAAAATAGGCATAATTCCAGCATGGTGAATAGCAACTCCTTTTTCTAAAAGTGAAATCATAGAAATATATTCTGGTAAATTAAGGTATTCTTGATAATTTGGCAATTTCCTAATAATTTGCTCACACTCTCTGCGAACAATATAAGGAACTTTAGAGTCATCTTCTAATATTACAGTAGTCATTTCTTTCGCACATTGTTCAAGAGCCTTACGACTTAAAACAAAACAAATAGCTGGTAACATATTATGTTCAACCATATGTTTAGCAACAATATTTAATACGTGCTGACGTTTTACATAATGATTTTTATCATAAAATAATTTAATAGTTTTATGAATGCGTTGATAATTAGTATCGTTAAAATTTCCTTTGGAATCTTGAATTGTATGAAGAGTGTTTGTTGTTTTCATAATTTCTTTTTCTAAATCTTTGTCTTTAATAACTTTGAAAAGTCCTTGTGTACAAGTAATAAACGAGTAATGCGTTAATGGTACAACTCGTTCATTTGTTGTAGTTAAATAAACTATTTTAGAAGAGTTTTTAGTTGTTTGTCCTCTTGTTTCACACCAAAGAGCGAATTTTTCTGGTGAATCAAGTGTAGCAGAAAGCATGACCATTTGTATATGTTGAGGTAACATCATAATGGTTTCCTCCCAAACTCGTCCTCTATCTAGGTCATTAATATAGTGTATTTCATCGAAAACTACACATGCTAGTTCATTTTCAAAATCCATTTCAAACATGGTTAAACTAGTAGATTTATTATTTGTAAAATTAATGTCATCTTTATGATTTTTAGCATATAATGTATTCATTAGAATTTCTGTAGTCATAATAAGTACATCCGCTTCTGGATTAGTTTTAATATCTCCTGTAAGAATACCAAAAGAAATATGAGGAAATTTTTGTGTAAATTCGTAAAATTTTTGATTAGAAAGTGCTTTAATGGGTGATGTATATATTACTTTTTTGCCTTTAGATACAAAATATTCAATAGCAAATTCAGCAGGAAGAGTTTTCCCTGATCCAGTATGAGCTGTAACAAGAATATGATTTTCTTCAACAATAGCTTCAATTGCGAATTTTTGAAAAGAACTCAATAAAAAAGGGTACTTTTCAAAATATTGAGAGTATTTATCATTAGAATCAGATGGATATGTATTGGGGCAAATTTTAACCATATTAATCTATATATAATGGCGTTATTTCTTTAAGTATGTTTAATATATTATATTTAAAACTACTTAAAGACACTTGACGATTAAAAATCTGTGTTTTACACCTTTGGACATTTAAAACGCCAAATAAAAAAGAGGTTTTTCTCATTTTTATTTTTTATATTATATCTAATTACAAATCATTCCTGCACATAGGACATGTATGATTTTTTATCAACCATTTATTTATACAATATGTGTGATATGTATGGTTGCAATTGGTCAATGTTTTCGCCGATACATTGTATATTTGTTGTATACATATTGAACATGTATCAAATTTTTCATTATATACTCTGTGTAAAAGGCATTGTTCTATATGTTTTTTCCAGTGTGAAGCTTGACATTTAGTATTGCAGTAAAACACACGTTGACAACCAGAACATCTATCTATAACATCTACTTCACCACAATTTTCGCAAACCCCTCTTTTATAAGATACATTTGTTTTAGTATCGGTTATCATATTTTACTAGTAAATAAGTTTTATTCATATAAGTTTTGAATAAAAAATTCAATTTTTTTAATTAATCGGCATTTTACACCCTTGAAGATTTGAAATAATACAATTCGTTAAATTCATTATTAAGTCTTATAGACAATGTATATGGATAGAGATCTTGAATTAGAAAATAGAATTAAGGAAAGATACAATTATGATAGATTACATAAAATAAATTCTTATGGTGGAATGGGAATGGATGGCATATCTACAAATAAACTAAAAATAATATTAGAAGAATTAGATTATATAAAAAAACATCCGGAAATATTTCAAAAAAATATTAAAACTGATGATAATTCTATGTATCTTATTACACCTTTTCTCATTTGAAACGCCCATTTTATATTATATCAAAAAATACATAAAACCTAAACGATATAATAATACATATATAACAATGGTATTTTATGCTGTTTCTAACGGAAGAAATGTTGGAATATTTCTAAATTGGAATGATTGTAATAATTCTGTAAAAGGTTATAAAAATGCTTTATATAAAAAATTTGAGACAAAAGAAGAAGCGGATGCTTTTATTCAATCAAATAATAAAACTGGTGATAATATTACATATTTGAATAATGAAAAACAAAATCCTATAACATCATTTTTTGATACAATTATAACCAAAGAAAAAAAACAAGTTGTTGATTTTATTCCTGAATATTATGTATATACTGATGGAGCTTGCTCTAATAATGGAAAAAATAATGCGTTAGCAGGAATAGGTATTTTTTTTGGAATAAATGATATTCGTAATATATCAAAAAAAATAGAAGGAAAACAAACAAACAATACAGCAGAATTGAGTGCGATTATTGAAACATACTTTATAATCAAAAATGATATAATGAATGGGACAAAAATAGCAATTGTAAGCGATTCGGAATATGCTATAAATTGTGTTTCTTCTTATGGTGAAAAATGCTATAAAAAAAATTGGAATGTAGATATACCAAATAAAGAATTAGTTAAAAGTGCTTATGAAATTTATAATGATAAATCAAATATTCAATTTATACATATAAAGGCTCATACAAATAATACAGACCTACATTCATTAGGTAATGATAACGCAGACAAATTAGCAAATATGGCAATTAACTTAGAAAGTTGTCCTTATAATACATTTACAAAAATTTATATTATAGTTCCTTTTATCAAAAAAGATGAAATTAAAAAATTAGGTGGAGTTTGGGATTGTAATCAAAAGAAATGGTTTATATATGATAATAATAAAAATATAGACCAAATATTAACTATGTTTTCAAAAGAATAATCGGCGTTTGAAATGAGAAAAGGTGTAAATTAAAATAAAATAAATAAAATACTTGTCCCAATTTAAATCTTCAATGGTGTAAATGTCCAAAGGTGTAAATAACCAAAGGTGTAAATAACCAAAGGTGTAAATAACCAAAGGTGTTAATTCAACATTGTATTTTATACTACTGTAAATCGTGTTTATATTTTATATAAAATACATCATAATAATAAATACACTAACAAATAAACATATTAATATAAATATATAATACATATAATGATTGCACATAAATATAGACTTAATGAAAAAATTAGTGAAGGTTCATTTGGAACAGTATATAAAGCAGAAAATATAATAACTAATGAATATGTTGCTATCAAGTTTGAAAATAAATCAGAAAATATTAAAAGTCTAAAAAATGAAGCAAAAATACTTCAATATCTTGGTAAATCAGATGGATTTCCACAATTAAAAACATTTGGAACTATTGATAAAGTAAATTATCTTGTTACAAATCTCTTAGGAAATTCTCTTGAATATATTATTAATTATTATAAAACGTTATCATTAAAATCTGTGTTAGTTATTGGAATTCAATTAATAAAAAGAATAAAAATATTACATGAAAAATTTTTATTACATAGAGATATTAAACCTTCTAATTTATTATTTGGAAATGGAAATGATGTTAATAAACTATTTTTGCTTGATTTTGGGTTTTCAAAAAGATATGAATACAATGGTAAACATATTGAATACAAAAATATAAATAACATAATTGGTTCTCCAAACTTTGTTAGTTTAAATATACATAATCTCATTGAACCAAGCAGAAGAGATGATATTGAGTCTTGTATTTATGTTATACTAACAATGTTATTTGGGAGACTAGAATGGTTTAATGAAATAGATATCAATAAAATATATATTTTAAAAATAAACATTGTAACTTTAGAAGAAGTACCTTCATTTATAAAAATTATGCTATGTTATATAAGAGCTTTAAGGTTTGATGAAATACCCGATTATGATTATTTAGTTAACTTAATGTTAAAAGTATTTAATCACAATTCCTTCAAAAGTGACTTTAAATTTGAATGGAGCTAAATATTACATTTGTACAAAAACAATATAAAGATAAACAGTGTAATTTAATTATAAGAAATGTCAAGTAATGTTTCAACACCCGCTGTTTCATCCTCTTCAGAAAGATTTACTGGTCGTGTAAAGTGGTTTAATAATAAGGCAGGTTATGGTTTTATTACTGTAACTGATGGTTCTAAATCAGGAACTGATATATTTGTTCATCATAGTTCTATTAAGGTAGATTCTGAACAATACAAGTATTTGGTGCAAGGAGAATATGTTGATTTCAATTTGTCTGATACTAAGACTAAGAACCATGAATTTCAAGCTGGAGAAGTATGCGGGATTAAGGGAGGTAAACTAATGTGTGAGACTAGACGTGATTCTCGTGTCGCTCGCTCTCAATATCATACAGTTAGACCTGATGAAAATTCTGAACCCGTAAAGATGCCAAGATCAGTTTCTACTCCTAATAATCAAAGAGGATTTAGTGGAAGAGACAATGGAACCAGTGGTGAGTGGTCTTATGTTTCTAAGGCTAGAAAGACAGTAGACTCATCTCCACCTACACAAAGAGCCTCTAGTGGCAGAGGCAGTGATAGTAGCAGAGGAAGAGGCAGTGGAAGAGGCAGTCGTGGTGAAGGTAGAGGTCAATCATCTTAAAAATATTATATATAATTTATATTAGAATAGTGTATCTCGTATTATCATATTTATTTATGTAAATGTTTGTAATTTTATATGTATTTGTAAAATACTTATAAAATATAATATCTAATTCTAAAAAACAATTTAAACCTATGCTAGAAATATGTAGTATAAATGACAGATGTTAAAGAAACACAATATAAAACTGTAAACAACATTTCTGAACAATTTACAAATATTAATGATATATTAACTTTATTCAAGATGCAAATTACACATATTCAGAAAGTAGTTAAATGTATTGAGAAAGATATTAAAAAAGATATTAAACATATTAAAAAGGATACGGAAAAACCAAAAGAAAAAAGAGCACCATCGGGGTTCGCAAAGCCTACCAAAGTTACCAAAGAATTATGCGAATTTATGAATAAACCTGAAGGGACTGAAATAGCCAGAACTGAAGTAACTAAATCACTTGTTAACTATATTAAACAACATAATTTAATTGAACTAGGAGAAAACTCTAAAAATAAGATCGTTCCTGATGAAAAATTAAAGATTTTACTGGGAGTTCACGACGAAGAATTAAACGATCTGAATTATTTTAATATTCAAAAATACATGAATAAACATTTTTATTCTAAAAAACAAAACAATTTACACATATAAATATTTTATTGTATTGTATTACATTATAATGAGTTGTATTTTCAATAGTTTAAATCATTTCATTAATGAAGGTAGTTATGAAATTTTAAATTATGTTGTAATTAAAAATTATAATTAAATATATATCATGGATATGTTTATTTATATAATTTATTATATAAAAATAAGTTATGTCTAACGAAACAAATTCTACACAAGAAGACAATGTAGATGTGTTTGAATTTATTAAATGCCAGGAAAAACTTAATAAATTACATAAGATTAATGAATTTTTAAAAGTTAATAAACATAATCATAACAAATTAGTATTCGTGTATTCTCAACCAAAAGTAGGTTCTACATCAATTGTTAGTTCATTGAGAATATTTGGAATCGAAAAGATTGATGTAATTCATATTCACGATGAAACTATGTTACAAGTGTTATCAAATATAAAAGATATTACTATTAATGAATTAATATTATTTAATAAATATCTAGGAAAAGATGTTTATGTAATTAATGTATATCGTAGCCCAATTGAAAGAAAAATATCTACTTTTTTTGAAAAAGTAGGACCATATCATTTTAATGCTAATGATAATGAAGTTAATAGTTATAATATTACAAAAATAATTACTAGATTTAATAATATTTTCAATTGGATAGGAAATGGTGATCATTTTATTGATAAATATAATATAAAAATACCAAATAATTTTGATTTTATAAATAAATATGTATTAGTTTTAGAAAATAATATAAAATATATTACTTTGCGTCTAAATGACTCTAGTGAATGGGGAAGAATACTAACAAATATATTTGGATTTAATATTCACATAATTAAAGACTATGAAAGTTCAAATAAACCAATAAAAGAATTATATTATTCCTTTAAACATAACTATAAAATACCTATTAATTTATTAACAGATTTAATGAATGACAAATATTTGAAGTATTATTATTCACAATATGAAATAAATAATTATTATAATGATTGGTTAGCTAAAAGTACAAATTTAATAGAGGGGTATACATATGAACAATATAGAATGTATGAAAATATTTGTATAGAAAATTGTCATATAGATAAAATTCAACTTGATCATTATTTTGATGAGGGTTGTACTTGTAAAGCTTGTTCAATAAAAAGATTAGGAACTATATCACAAATTTTAAAAGGAATCAATGTTAAAGATAGAATAGTTCATGCTGAAGCCAAAACCGAATTAATACAAAGAAGAGTAATTATAGCAAATAAAATAAATAATTTAATAAGTAAACTTCCGTCTAAGAGTAGATGTAAAGATTTTAAAAATAATATGAAATCAATTGTATTTAAGAAGAAATAATTAGAATATAATATTTGAAAAATAAATCTAAATTCAAATACTATAAAACAAATTTAATTGGACAAGTTAATATACTAAATTACAAAATAGTTCGCATGTAAAAAATATTATGTTTAATTAAAAAAATAATTTAAAGAATTACTAATAATTTAATGCATTACACATTTTTATATCTACTATCTAATTATTCACAACAAGTAATCATATAAGCAAGTAAATAAAACATCCACAACAAGTAATCATATAAGCAAGTAAATAAAACATTCACAACAAGTAATTATTTTTATTTAGTATAAATAATCCGAATCATTGTCCTCGTATTGTTCAGAACGTCTATCATCCTGATCATCATCATATTCATCTGCCTGTTCAGACTCATGATCCTCATTTTCAACATAGATAAGACCACAAGTATAACACATATTAGTTCCATCATCAAACTCATCAAACTCATTGAAATCTAAACGATCCGTTATATATGATAAATCAACATCAGGATCGACGACATTTTGCGACTTTGGAACATGTAATATGTAAGGCAATCGTTTCCACAAAACAGTATCTTTTAAATCAAGGCATTGATTATCTTCCTCATTAAAATTAAATTTAGAATCTAAACAATTTTGACAATAACCCACAAATATACCGCGACACTCACCGTATTGTTCAGAAGATATTTTATCATCACCACTGTAATCTAAATTATTAAAGGAAGAGTTCATTTTAAAAATGGATAGAACTTTAAATAATAATAACAATAGTATTAAGAGTAAAAAGTAATTCAATTTTTTTTAGTTAATGCGTAGAAAACAATGAACTAAAAATAATGTAATATCTGTGGTGGACGTGGACGATTGTGTCCCTTAAAGATACGAATATCTGTGGTGGACGTGGAAGTAATGTAATATCTGCGGTGGACGTGGAAGTATAGACGCAATTTATTGTAAATTAAATATACTGATAATATAAATATAATTATGAGTATAATAGACAATTATGATTTATTTATTTTTGATTTAGACGATACAATAGTGAAGACTGAAAAATACCATTATGACGCTTGGTTAATAACATTAAAAAAATTTATCAATGATGACTTTTCTATGTCTGAAAACGAGTTTTTCTCTATATTTCATTGTATTACTCAAAATAAAATATCAATTTATCTACAAAATACATTACATTTAGATAATTATGCTGAAGCTATTGATTATAAAAATGAGACTTATTTTGAAATTATCAATAGAGAACAAAATAATATTAAAATGATTGATGGTTGTCACGAATTTATAACACAAATTTTAAAACAAAATAAGAAATTTGTAATTGTTTCCAATAGTTTAAAATCAAATATAGATTTTTTCTATGAATTATTTCCTATTTTGAAGCGGTCATCTAAAAATTACTATAGAGAAATTCTTAAAAATAAAAAACCACATCCTGAATGTTATCAAACAGTTGTTCAAGATTTTCCTAATCAAATACTAGTTGGGTTTGAAGATTCTATTACAGGAATACACTCAATAACACAAGTGCCAAGCATTACCACTTATTTTATAAATAATCCAAATTATTACCATTACAAATTTATAATTGATACTTATTTAGTAATAAATATATTGAATTATTTGCCGTTATTGTAATATTTTTTTTTGGTTATTTATTAAATATATGGATAGAATTAAAATTCTTGATTGTACCATCAGAGATGGAGGATATGTAAATAATTGGAAATTCACCGAAGAACAAGTAAGACAATGTTATATAGCATGTTCTAATTCAAATATTGATTATATGGAAATTGGATTTCGTAATTTAAAAAAAACGGATTTTTTGAAGAAATATGGTAACACTTTTTTTTGCGAAGAAGAATATCTCAATAGAATTACCAAGGACATTGATGGTTGTAAATTGGCAGTTATGGTGACAATTGACGCATTTGATATTAATGATTTTGTTCCAAAGGAACAAAGTAAGATTTCATTAGTAAGAGTACTAATGGCTTATCACGGTTCAAAAAATGGCAATGATGATGTGTTAGATATGGTACAATTACAAAATGGTATAACACAAATAAAACAAATTATTGATCTTGGTTACGATGTATCATTTAATATTGGACGCATTGATAAAATAAACAAAACACAATTATATGAAGTATGTAAACTATTATCAACCACTGGTATAAAATATTTTACTATGGCAGACACATATGGCTCAGTTGATTTAGATTATATTGAAAAATTGATACCCTATGTAAAATGTTTATTTCACGATGTATTTAATAAACCAAATATAGAAATCGGATTTCACGCCCACGATAATTGCTCAAATGCCACTTGCAAGGCGTTACATTCTTTAAAATTTGGCGCAACAATCATTGATGGATGTGTTTTGGGGTTTGGGAGAGGATCTGGAAATGCCAAAACTGAATTACTATTAATGGATTTAAATAAAAATAGACAAAAAAACTATGATTTTATCAATTTAATGGAATTTGGAGACAATTATTTGATAAATTATAAGGAGTGTTTGAATAATTTGTGCTACAATGTTGTATATGCTTTAGCATCCTATTTTGGATGCCACGTTACCTATGCTATAGATATTATTGAAAATTATGAAAAACTCAATATACGAGATGTTTACGATGTGTTTAAACAAATGAAGGACAATAAGAAGGAGATGTTTTACTGGAGTGAAACATATTTTCTTGATTTATATAACACCAACAAAATAGTGACAAAAAACTAATTATAATAACACTATAAAAACCATATAAATATAATATTATAATTAATTTATGAAGATCAAGGTCAGTGATTATATTGTTAATTTTTTTAATAATAATGGAATTAATACATTATTTACCATTACAGGAGGGTTCGCTATGCATTTAAACGATTCGTTTGGAAAACACGGTCAATACAATATTTATTATCAGCATCACGAGCAGGCTTGTGGTTATTCAGCAATTGGTTACTGTAAAACCAATTCTAAGCCAGCAATTGTTTGTACTACTGCTGGTTGTGCGGCAACCAATGCGATTACACCGTGTTTAATTGCCCACCAAGATAGTCTACCTATTTTATTTATATCCGGGCAAGTTAAATCCAATGAAAGTATACGGGCAATCAACACGGATACTATGAAATTGAGACACTATGCTGGTGCCGATAGTGATATTATATCTATTGTTACTCCTATAACAAAATATGCAAAGGAGATACTAAGTGTCGATGAGGTTAAATCGGTATTGGTTGAGGCATTTACACATCTTATTAGTGGCAGACCAGGACCCGTTTGGCTGTCAATTCCAGTTGACATTCAAGGGGTTTTTATTGAAGTAGACGATGTTATTGATTTTCCTATTATCGATAATCTTAAAACAGCAGTAAATAATATCATATCAAATGAGCAGATAAATAGCTTGCACGAGTTGTTAAAAGAGGCCAAACGTCCATTAATTATTGCTGGTAACGGTATTAAATTAGGAAACTGCATCAAACAATTCAACGAGTTTATTGAAAAACATCAAATTCCAGTTGTTGTCACTATATTAGCAACCGATGTTTTAGAAACTGATAACCCGTTATATGCCGGAAAAATTGGTCTTATTGGCGACCGACACGGCAACTTCACTATGCAAAATTGTGACCTATTAATTTCATTTGGCTGCCGAATGGCTCAAGGTATTATTGGTTATCGCGCCGATTGGTTTGCCCGAGAAGCCAAAATTATTTATATTGATAATGATCCAAATGAATTAGAAAAGGTGAACCTGAATTATCATTTGAAAATCAATATGGATTTGAAGTTGTTTTTTGATAGTTATAACTTTTCAGAAAAAGAATATGATTATAGTTCGTGGATCCAAAAATGCGTACATTGGAAGAATAAGTGGATATTCGAGACTCCAAATCTATCCGATGAAAATGGTATAAATCCTTATTATGCTTTAAAAGAATTTTACAAGGCCGCTCCTAATAATATTATTACTCTTTGTGCATCAGGTTCCATAGTTACCAATGTATGGCATATGGTTAAAATAAAGGAAGGTGACAAGTTTATCCATAGTAGCCAGGGAGATATGGGGTTTGAAATACCAGCCGCAATTGGAGCGAAAATTGCTGAACCTGAAAAAATGGTTGTGTCCATATTAGGAGAGGGTTCATTTCAACTTAATATTCAAGAACTTCAGACCATTATTCAATATAAACTACCTATTAAGATCTTATTATTTAATAATGGAGCTTATGGAGCTATAGAAATAACTCAAACAAACTTTTTTAAGAATAAATTTGGTGTAGATTATAGTAGTGGACTTTCATTCCCTGATACAGAGAAAATCGCGGGGGCTTATGGTTTGAAATATATTGCCGTGAGAAAGAATGAAGATTTTAAGAGTTGTTTAACCGAATTTATGAATTGCAATTGTGCTGTTATATTTGAAGTATTTTGCTGTATTCAGACACGATATCCAAGGTTAAACGCAATTAAGAACGATGATGGAACATTTACAAACAGGCCATTTGAAGATATGGATCCATTTTTATCACGAGACGAATTTGCTAGCGAGATGATTGTGAAAATTGTATAAAATTATTATATAATTATATAATATATGTATTTATTTCCAGGGTCAAACAAAACTAATAGTAATAATATTGTAAAAATAGCGACAATTAATAATATAATCAAAAATAATATAATCAAAAATAATATAATCAAAAATAATATAATTAGACAACATAATTTACAAAATTTACAAAATAACAAATCCAAGATTATTTGTGTTGGACAACCAAAAACAGGAACAAAAACATTAAAACAAATTTTCGCACAACTAGGTTTAAAAGTTAGTGGTGATCCTAAATGTTTATTAAAAAATAATAGTGATTATACGACAATTAATAATATACCTATTGATACAAATAATTTTTTTAATAATATTGGTTATTTTCATAAAAATTTGGAAATGTTTGATTTTTTCCACGATGTTCCTTATTCATTTAATTATGAACTTATATATAAACAATATCCTGATTCAAAATTTATTTTAACAATAAGAGACGACGAAGAATGGTTTAAATCGTTATTTAATTATCAACATTTACCAAATGCATCAAGTCGTTCTCTTTTAAACGTTATATATCATCATGAAATTATTATGGAAGAACATAAAGAAGAAGTAATTGAATTATATAGAAAATATAATGCTGATATAATTACATATTTTAAGGATACCCCAGAAAAACTATTAATTATTAATTTGTGCGATAAAAATAAGAACAATACTGAAATTATTCAAAACATATGTAGATTTACAAAATTAATTATTCCTAAAAATTTTGTATTTCCGCACGAAAACCACCAAAAATATAAATGATCTTGATATTGCGTTATAATAATATATATATATTATATTTTTGGTGGTTGCCGTGAATAAATAGTCCATTTGAAGATATGGATCCATTTTGTCACGATGAATTTGCTAACGAGATGAATGTGGAAATTGTTTAAAAATGTAAATGTAAAATATTTACATTTGGTTTATGTTTTATTAAATTTTTATATAACATATCATAGTAACTGGGACTTAGTATTAATAAATGTTCATTTTGTTCATCTATTGTATTAACTTTTGATATTTCAATATTACAAACTACCCCATTTTTAACATCATCATATATTTTATGTATTTTTAATTTGGGATAAAGTGATAAAAAAAATAAAGCATATAAACTCATACCATATATTGAATAAGTTTTTGTATTATCAATTTGAGTGTAAATCAATGTTGAATTAAAAATACATTTGTTAATATATAGAGTCAATGATTCTGTAACATGGTTATCATACTTAAATTTTATTATAGAGCAATCATTATCAATTCTATATAAACCATAGACCGATTTTATATTCAAAGTTATTCTATATTTAAAATCTAGAAGACCATTCTCAATATTTAATAAATTGTATTTTTTACATAAATTATTTAATGAAATATTATTAAAAAAATTAATATGTTCATATGATAATTCTAAAAATGGAT